TTGCCAACACACCTACTAACACACTGCTAACACACCATAAAAGACTTATTATCAATACTTTACAGAGATTTCAAAAAGTCAGCTAACACACTCGCTAACACAATAGCTAACACACTGCCCAAAAACTTTTCTTTTGTACTAACGTAGTTAGTATCTTTCTTTTATAGTATATATATTTATTATTATATATAATTATAATATACTAACGTGCGCGCGAGAAATTTTTGGGCGGTTGTTCTAATGCAAAATAGTGATGCTGAAGATTGCTCCATACTCATCATACCGAGGAATGGTAATGATGGTTTTAGCTCTTGCCCCATCTTTAACCTTCTGAATGGTGATTAAAGAAGTCCACTTTGAAGGAATGTTCTCATCAAGTTCTTGGCATACTAGGCGGTATACTTCAACAGCACCTCTGTCAGCAAAAACTTTTCCTTCCTCATAACTGCAAGAAGTTATCTTGAAGGATAGCTCATCTTCGGTACCTGCATCAATTGTCAGTTTACCTTCCTTCACAGAAATAGAGTGCTCAACTTGCATCGGATCGCAATCTGCGGCATCCTTGTTGACAACGAAGTCACCTGCTCCAAAAAGCCAATGAATTTGCTCAGTTTGCGTTTCAAAACGCATAGAAAATGTACCAACGGCGATTTCTTGCGGTTCTAAAGCCATACAAGCCGAACAAACCAATAATTCTACTACAAAAGAAACAAATCTTCTCATAAGCGAAATTTTAAGGGTTATTTTGAATTTTAAACATCATACCTACACCTGTCAACAGCCATTCGGCATTAACGTTATAATCTTCAACTAGCCAAGCGAGCCATTCTGATTTTATAGCTCTGCCATCTGGGCACTTCTTAAACGTAGAGAAATTCCAATAGTTGATACCATGAGATTCGGTAAAAGTGCGTATTCCTCTAGCTTTACGCTGATTGATAGCAACATCAAGAGCAAGGAAGAAACGCTTTGTTATCGCCATGCCTGTTGGCGTTGTCGTAAGTTTCATACGCTATAAATATTTCCGTGTACGTTAATTATATAGAAATCGCTTTTTTATCTGCAGGAGTAATAGTCTCCCCATTAGCTAGCTTCTCGAAACATCTTGCAAGGTGTTCGTATGCCTGGCGTAGCTCCCTTATCTCCACATCTTTATGTGCGTTAATTTCGATGAGACGATTTATAACAGAAAGCGAATCTATCTGCTCATTTGGCTTTTCTGCTCTAATTGATGTCGCAGGAATATCATCATTAAGCATATTCCCTTCTCCAGTTAACAACCAGTCGATATTGTACATAGGCTTGGACGTATGGATAAGATTAGCCATTCTCGCACTCACCTTCAAAACCTTACCATTAAGGATATCATAAACCGCTTGCGGTCTACTGAGTCCCATATCCTTAGCAAGCTGCGAACCAGTTATATTTTCTTGCATAAGGATAGCATTAATAACCTCTTTTGCTGTCATACGTATAATAAAAGTTAAAATACAGAGATTTCTTAATGATTTGTACCGATTTTACAAATATTATTCTTATCTTTGCACCGTGAATATTTAAATAACAATGCAAAATTACAAAAAATTATTTGTATGGCAAATAAAAGTGAAGAAAAAAAGCAAAAAATGACCCTTTTGGATTATTACGAGAACCTTCCAAAGTCCTCGTACCCAAAGAAGGATTTCATTCAGCGCATCATGTCAGAATGCGATGTGTCATTTACTACAGCCCGCAACTGGACAAAAGGTCATACAAGACCGATGGTTGATTGGCAGATTAAAAAACTGTCTGAAATAACAGGAATACCAAAAGAACAGCTATGGCAGTAGAGTTTTATATGTTTGATGATGAACTTTGGTTCATTAAGGATGGTACCGAAAATCAAGCTCTCTCGGAAAAAGATACAGAAGTCATTAAGAAAATGATTGATGTTATCCGAGAAAGATACCCCGAAGCCTACAAGGCTTTATCTAAGGAGTATCAAAAGAGTGCAATGAATGTTCCTTATTATCAGTTCTTAATAGTCAGAAGATTCTGTAAATGCAACTTCGGAAAGCTTGATACAACCACCTACGATATTGATAATCTCGGCAGGTTTAACTTTGAAAAAGTTGAATGCCCACTGCGAGGAGAATGTATGAACGAAGGCATTATTTGCAGCCCAAAGTTTAATTCCAAACTATCACCTGCCGAAGAAAGGGTAATGAACCTTATCTATCAAGGTTTCACAAAAGAAGAAGTTGGTGACAAACTTTGTCTATCTCCGAACACAATTAAACAGCATGTCAGATCAGCTTACTGCAAGCTAGGTGTTCATGATAAAGGCGAGTTTATAAAGCTAGCTAAAGATAATGGATTTTTTAACAATTTAAAGTACTAAGAGCAATGAGTATGATTAAAAGAAGCAATGAAATTGCTATTCAGAAAAACGTTAAAATGATGGTTTACGGACAGGCAGGTATGGGTAAGACAACTTTCGCCCTCTCAGCACCTAAGCCTTTGTTGCTTGATTTCGATAATGGTGTCAAGCGTGTTAATACCGCACATTTGGATGATAATGTTGGTATCGTACAGGTTTCCAGCTGGCAAGATATTCTCAACTTGCTCAACTATAACAAGAAGGATTTGGAGGAGTTCGATACTATCGTTGTAGATACGATTGGAAAGATGATTGACTTCATCATCGCCTACAGATGCAATGGTCGCAACCCTCAGATACAGGATTGGGGTACTATCAATAACGACTTCAAATGGTTCACCTCATCTTTGTCACAGCTTAACAAGAACATCGTTTTTGTCGCACATCGTGACACACGCAAGGAAGGTGAAAGTACTGTGTATATCCCTGCACTTCGTGAGAAGAATTACAATAACATCGTTACTGATTTGGACTTGCTTGGCTATCTTGAAATGAGAAGCGAGAATGGACAGCAAATCAGAACCATCACTTTTGACCCTACAAGTCGTAACGATGGCAAGAATACCTGTCAGCTTCCTGGTTGTATGCAGATTCCTGTTATTCTCGATGTAAATGGGCAACCAACTGCTCCAAACAATTTCATCGCTACTCAGATTCTCTCACGTTATCAGTCTATGATAGCTCAGAAAGAAGAAAAGGTCAAGGAGTACAACAAGGCTCTTGAAGAGATTAAGGAGAGTGTTCAGCTGATTACTGACGCAAGGGGGGCAAACCATTTCATCGAGCACATTAAAGATTATGCAAATTTGGGTAACTCCATCATTCTTCATGCAAGAAGTCTGTTCACAGAGAAGGTAAGTGCATTGAAGTTGGTTTACAATAAGGAGACCAAGCAATACGAGGACCCACAAGCAGCATAAGCTATGGAAGTAGTCAAGTTTAAGTTCTATGCGACGCTGTTGGATGCGTATCAGAACTACCTTGATAGTGACATCATTTGGAGCAAGTATTGGGGATGGTCTGAAAATCCACCCCATACTCCAGAAGAGTTCAAGAAGATACAATTCCAATCGTTAATAGATAAGATAAATCGAGTACCATTCGATAGTGAAGCTGCTGACAAAGGAACAGCATTCAATGAGGTTATTGATTGTATGGTCCTTCATCGTAACTCGGAGAATATGGAAATCCATACTATTTACCAAGATGTTGAAGATTATCACTATGTTGGCGAAGGAGAGGTTAAACCATACAACAAACGAGTGCCTATCGGTGTTGAAGCAAAGTTGAACGGCAGAAGTTTCTACTTCCCTATTCAGCTAGTCCGACATTATGCAGCCTACTATAAAGGAGCATTGCCACAGGTTTATATACAAGCTGTCTTGCCTACCATGTATGGCAAAGTATTGCTGTATGGGTATATTGATTACCTTATGCCGTTCTGCACTCATGATCTGAAAACAACACGTCAGTATGCGGTTGGCAATTACAAGCGGCATTGGCAGCATCGAGTCTATCCTTATGCCCTCATGAAGAATGGTTGTGATGTTTACGACTTCGAATACAATATCTCGGAAATTGGAAAGACGTATTACAGAAACTACACAGAGAGTTATACGTTTAACCCCGAAAGAGACATTCCTCTACTCACTCAACACTGCGAGGATTTAATAAAATTCTTGCTTGATAACAGAAGTTTAATCACAGATAAGAAAATATTCAATTTGGTTTAATATGGCAGAAGAAAAGAACACCAATATCGTTGCACTCCAAGAAAAAGATGTGCAATTGGTGGTAAGCAAAGAAACTATCGGTCAGCTTACCACGAATATCAAAGAGGTTAAAGCTAGAGTTGAAAAGGCTTTGCCTATGTATGACATCAGCAACTATAGCACCGATGATATTCCAAAGTGCAAGGAAGACAAGGCATTACTCAACAAGGCAGCTAAAGCACTTGACGATAAGCGCAAGGAGCTTGAAAAGGTTTGGAATAAGCCTTTTGAGGAGTTCAAGACAACCTGTAACGATACGTGCAAGCTTATCAAGAATGCGGTATCTCTCATTGATGGCGTAATCAAAGAAGATGAAAATCGCACCAAGAAAGCTAAGAGAGAAGAGATTGAAAAGCTTGCCGAGAAATGCGGAGTGGAAACCATCGGTATCAAACTAGACCTCATCTTTGATGCGAAATGGCTCAACAAGACAACTTCAATGAAGTCTATCGAAAAAGCTATCACAGAAAAGGTTGATAACATCAAGAAAGACCTCGAAACCTTGAAGTTATTTGCAGAAGATTACGATGCACTTGCCGCCCGATACAAGGAAAATCTCAATCTGCAGGAGACTATCGCATACGCAAACAAGCTGAAAGAACAGCGTGCTAGCTCAGTGTCCCCTAGTAAGAAAGAAACTGCAACACCAACTCCAACATCACCTCAGAAGGAAGTCGCGGAGAACAATGCAGCCGAGCAACAGGAAGAGCAGCCGAAGAATGGTAAGATGTCTTCTAATGAAGAAGATGCCATGGATGCTTTCGCTGCCGCTATGGGACAGTCGGTTGCACCTCCTACTCCAACCGAGACACGTACTTACGTTTGTACCGGTACAAAAGAGGCAATGGAATGTTTGGAACGCTTCATGCGTGACAATGGTATCACTTTTAATGTTCAGTAAAAATGGCATTTCAGATTAGTGGAATTATTCAGCATATAGGGAATACGGAGAGTATTCCCTATCAAGGCAAAGTCTTCAAAAAAAGAGAGCTTGTCTTGGATTACTCCTATCGTAACCAGTTCACAGGGCAGATAGAGAGAACAAACTATCCAAAGTTCGAGTTTACAAGCAATCACGTTGATGATCTGAACGACTTCAATATTGGTGATATTGTGACGGTATCATTCTCCTTGAATGGTTCACGCTCAGAGAAAGATGGGCAAGTCAGATACTTCACTAACGTTCAAGGTTATAAAATCGAGAAATATCAATCTCGTTATAATCAGCAACAAGGTGGAAATCAGACCGCACAAGCGGCTAACGGAAATCAGCCAACACCTACACAAGGGGCATGCCAAAGCGCACAACAAGCAGCTATGGAGTCTGCAAGAAATGCAGCAGCACCTGCGGCTCCTAATTTTCCTCCCGCTGTAGATGAGAACGGAAACCCGATTCAAGGTAATAATGACGACTTACCATTTTAAAGTTTAGACTATGGCACTCTATAATTTGAAGAACGTTTATGACAGAAAGAGGTTCAAGGAAGCCTGTAATCAGATGGTTCTGAAGAATGAATACGTTGAACTGAAGAAAAAGAACACTCAACGTTCTTTGGCTCAGAATAGCTACCTGCATTGTCTGTTAGGCTACTTTGCTTCTGAATTTGGTTTTACCCTCGAAGAAGTTAAGTTTGATATTTTTAAGAAGATATGCAACAGGGATATATTCGAGAGAAAGCGAATTAACAGAAGGGGACAGGAAATTACCTACATTAGAAGTAGTACTGAACTCGATAAGGCTGAAATGACAACTGCAATAGAAAGATTCAGAAATTATAGTAGTGCTCAGTGTGGGCTTTACCTTCCTGCACCTCATGAAGGTGAAATGTTATTTTTTGCTCAACAGCAGATTGAGCAATGCAAAGAATTTATGTAATTTAAAACAGAAAATATTATGTTAGCAGATTTGGATGGTCACAGACCAGAGAAGATTGAGTTTTGTTTGACCGAAGCTCAGAAAGAAATGTTCAAGGACGTGTTGGTACTTTGCGAAGGTGCAAAGAGTGCAGACGAACCTATCAAGGTTCTGCATGACAAGTTCAATGCTCTCTTCCCAGACAATGAGGTTGTTGACCGCAAGTATGATGATTTCGAGATTCACGCTATCCGTGAAGAGTACTGCATCAAGCAGGAGAATGATGTGCCAAAGCGCAAGGAAGAGCTGGAAACCGTTCTTGCTCAGATCAAGACGATGAAGAAGAATGCCGAAGAAGCATACGCATCAGCACTTCTTGAAGTCAGCGATTTGGCAGCAAGAGTCAAGAATGGTATCACGGATTTCCGCTTGCCTTCTACTAAGACCGCTCGTATTGCTCTCAATGGTCATTACCTCTTCTTTGCTTGGGTGGATGATAAGTTCCAGCTTTGCAAGGTTCAGAAAATCCCAGATTGGGACAGAAGCGGCTTGTGGAGCCAGGAAGATGTCAATCAGCAGGCTATGAAGGAAGTTTTCGGCATCGAGTTCCCCGAAGTGGAAAAGCCAAAAACAAAGTCTGAGGATCAGACTGATGATAATGACCTTCCTTTCGGTGACGATGATGAGGATGGTAATGATGAAGACGAGTAATCATGTACACACTCAGACCATATCAGAAACAAGCAAGTGATGCTGCCGTCAGAGCGTTCACAGGCAAGACTAAGAAGAATGGACTTCTTATCTTGCCTACGGGCGCGGGCAAGTCGCTTGTAATCGCAGATATTGCAAGTAAGCTGGATAGTCCGCTACTCATCTTCTGCCCATCGAAGGAGATACTCGAGCAAAATTTCGCCAAGTTACAGAGCTATGGTATTTTTGATTGTGGAGTATATTCTGCTTCTGTAGGTTGTAAGGATATAAACAGAATAACCTTTGCCACCATCGGAAGCGTTATGAACCACATGAAAGACTTTCAGCACTTCAAGTACGTAATGGTTGACGAATGCCATCTTTGTAATGCTAAAGGTGGACAATACAAAACCTTCTTCGAAGCCGCAGATAGACAGGTTATCGGCTTAACAGCAACACCATATCGACTAGGAAGGGGACTTAATGGCACCTCGATGCTAAAGTTCCTTACGAGAACTAGACCAAGAATATTCGATGAGGTTCTGTACTATTGTCAGATTTCAGAATTGCTTGCAAAAGGTTATCTTGCCGATTTGAGATACTTCGATTGCACTCAGCTAGATATGTCTAATGTGCATACCAACTCAACAGGAAACGACTTTGATGAAAACTCCCTAAAGTTGGAATATGAACGAAGCGGATTCTATGATCAGCTTACTTCCACTACCCTACGTGTATTGAAGCCAAAGAATAAAATACCGAGAAAAGGAGTTTTAGTCTTCACTCGATTCACGGAAGAAGCGGAAAGATTGACAGACAAACTGCAACAGAAAGGTATTAATTCTGCAATCGTTACAGGCGAGACTCCAAAGAAAGAACGTGAAGCTATCTTAGAGAAGTTCAAGGATGGCACCATAAAGGTTGTCTCTAATGTCGGAGTTCTCACAACAGGATTTGATTATCCTGCACTTGACACGGTTATCTTGGCAAGACCAACGAAGTCTTTGAGTCTCTACTATCAGATGGTGGGACGAGCTATCAGACCTTTCAAGGATAAAGACGGATGGATAATCGACCTTGGCGGTAGTTTCCGTTCCTTCGGAAAAGTCTCTGATTTAAGAATAGACCTAGAGGTGCAAGGTTCATCAAGATGGTGTATCAAGTCTCTAGGCAAACAATTAACTAACGTAAGTTTTTGAATTATGAAAATTGAAGCAAAACAGATTAATGAGTGGGTTAAAAAAGCCTACGATAATGCTGTCAAACATGGATGGCATGAAGAAGAAAAGTCTAATGCGCATTGGTTGATGATGGTTTGCACAGAAGTAGCAGAAGCCGTACAAGCTGACCGCAAAGGAAACTATATGGATGACCTTGACGAAGAAGGTCTTAAAACCGTACTTGCCAAAGACCATGTCGGTTTGTTCAACAAATACTACTCTGATACCATCGAGGGAAAAGTAGAGAGCGAGTTGGCTGACATCTGCATTCGTGTTTTTGATTTGATGGGTGTTTGTAATGTTGAGGCAAAGGACGGATTTTCCACATTTGACTCTGAGGTTAAGTATGCTAAAGAGCATAGTTTTACCGAAAATGCCATCATGGTTACTAGAACTATCGTTTCGTGCAACCTTAACTCATCTATAAGTGTAAAGGCAGAAATGTTCTGTGTCTTATATAAAAGTATTCTTTCATCCGTATTTGAATGGGCAGAAGCACTTGGAATCGACCTCGTTCAGCACATCAACTTGAAGATGCGTTATAACGAAAGCAGAGAATACCATCACGGAAATAAGCTGTATTAAAGAGTCCTATGGTTATGAATAAATACTATTTCAACCGCAATCCAAAAGCGGCTCAAGCCGAAAAAAAAGAGGTAAAAAAGACTACTTCTAAGAGCAAACCTAACTTGGTTAAAAAGCTCGATCGGATTTTCTCTCTTTATATCCGCTTGCGTGATGTTATGGATAATGGTTATGTTCGGTGTATATCCTGCGGGCAGATAAAGAGCTTTGAAGATGTGGACTGCGGTCACTTCCATAGTCGCCGACACATGGCAACTAGATTCAATGAAGATAACTGCCATGCCGAATGTAAATTTTGCAATCGTTTCTCTGCGGACCACCTCATAGGCTATCAACGCAACCTCATTCGAAAAATAGGTCAGCAAAGATTTGATTTGCTAAACGTGAAGGCGCATTCTACATGTCATTTCACAAATAGCGAGCTAGAAGATATGATTGTTCACTATACGGCTGAGGTTAAGAAACTTAGCAGTCTCAAAGGTATCAAAGTTAATATTTGATAATATTTGTGGCAATATTATTTAATCAATAAATAATTTATTATCTTTGCACCGAAGAAATTAAATCTCTGAAACGTGGAACTTTCGGATAAAAAATATTCAGACCTCAATAAGTATTGTTTGGGTTCCACCTGCGTAAGCAGCTAAACAAGAAAGTTGAGGTTTTATTGTACAACTATGGCAGATTGGATAAAACTTCCTCGCAGCATGTTTGATTGGGATTGGTTCGATAAACCCGAAATGCTTTCCCTCTTTCTATATTTGCTCAACAATGCAAAAGAGAAAGAAGTTAAGCATGATGGAATCGTCGAGCATAGAGGGCAGTTTTTAACTAGTCTTGGAAAACTCAGCACTATTATTGGTGCAGGAAAACAAGTGGTTAGAACCTGTTTGTCAAAGCTAATAAAAATGCAGCTAATAGAAGTGAATACGGAAAGATTATATTCCATCATCACTATCTGCAATTATGATGACTATTTTGAAGCTGAGGTCAATAAGCCTAAAAATGAGCTAAAGAATGAAGATACTAAACCTGTAGAAGCACCTAAGGAAGATAAGCCTAAGAAAACAAAAGAAGAGATTGCGACAGCAACAGAAAAGCGGAAGGAGAAATTTTATCAAGAGCTAGTTCCTTATGTCGCGACTTATGGTAAGGATATGATCAGAAAGTTCTATGACTATTGGTCTGAAACTAATAAGTCCAAAACTAGGATGAGGTGTGAGACTGAGAAAACATGGGATTTAAATCTAAGGCTACAGAATTGGGCAAGACGAAATAAAGACTTCGGAACAAAGCAATCTGGTACAGCTTTACATGATTCAGAAAACAAAGATTATAACGAAGGAGGATGGTAATTATGAATGTAGATTTCAATCAAATTATTCAAAGGTTCGAAAGAGGAGAAGACTTGTTTCTCGCTGACAAGGTGAGAATAAGGATTCCTAATGCAGAACAAAGGCTACGAGGAGGTCTAGACTATTTTGTCAAAAGATACACCTTTGGCAAGGAATCTCATGCAAAATGGATGGAGAAGAATTATCGCCCTATTGTTGATTGGATGTCTGACAACGAAGGCAGGGGACTTCTTATTACAGGTGGGTGCGGTCTCGGAAAGACACTAATAGCAAAGCATATTCTACCGCTCTTACTCCAAGACTCTTGCAAAAAAATCGTGAGTATCTTTTCAGCCCAGGAGCTAAATACAAAGATTGACGATATTCTAAAACTTCACATCATCTGTATTGATGATGTTGGTACAGAAGAGCTTGCGAAGATTTTTGGTAATGTTAGATGCGCATTCTCTGAGTTATGTGATGCAGCAGAGCAAAAGGGAAAGCTTCTCATCATTACCACTAACTTAACTGCAACCGAACTCGAAGTAAAATATGGAGAACGAACTATAGATAGGTTAAAAGCCATCACTAAGTTTGTTCCTTTCACAGGTAAATCATTAAGAAAGTAGATATGGAAATTAAAGAAGACAAAGATTTCTTGTTTGCTACAAAGCAAGCTAGATTAGCAACCTTCCTTGAAAATGATGAGGAAAGAAGAATGTTCAGAAACGCCATTTACAACGCTATCAAGTGGGGTAAAAGACACTAGTATATAAATCTATAAACAAAAGAGCAATGAAGATGTTACAAGACGTTACAGATTGGTTCAAGGCTGAAATTCTTGGCGACCAATCATTACAACAGGAGAGAAAGAAACTGAAATCACAGAAAGATTTCGAGAAGCGTATTAATGAAGCAGCTCATCATGTCTGCCTCTCAGATCGTCCTAATGATGATGGGGCTCCATATCCTGTTATCTGCATAGATGGCACCGTTATCTATAAAATCTGCGAGAATCCTCGAATCGAGAAAGGAGAAATCAGCCTTGAAGATGTAGGGGAAGTTTTGGTAAGGCAACGCATTCATTATGCAGAAAACAATCTGAATTACAGATAGTTATGCGGTTTAAAAGTTAAATAAAGTTGCTAAAAAGCGATTAAAGAAAGTAACGTTTGGTCAATCCAAAATTTCTTTGTATCTTTGCATCAGTTAATTAAACAACAAATAAGTTTAACAATTAAATGATAAGAGCAATGAAAAAGGTAAAGTACGTTATTAAGGCAACAAAGTTCAAAGATAACACATACGAAGATGTTGTTTTTGAAAATCAGCTACTCAGTCAAAAACAAGAAACATTCAGTGACGTAAAGCACATCTTAGATTTGGATTTCGAGAATGCTTTAGACGAAGGCAAGAAAGTTCAGTATGACGGAGTAGAGCTTGATATCTTCAATGAAGATGGTACAATCCTTAAAGAATGGATTCAAGACGTAGCATAAAGGTAATGGGGTGACTAACCATCACTCCACAATATATAGAGCAATGAAATACGAAGAAACGTTTAAATCCGAAGTAGCTTCAATTGAAGCTATGCTTTACAAAGCCAAACAACGTAGAAAAGAATATGGTGCATTGAGTGCCATCATATACATGAAAGGATGGCTTAAAGTTGTCTACGAAGAACTGAAAGATTTCACATTGACTTAACAAAAGATATGAAACATGTATGTAGTAATTGCATATCTTCCGATATATGCTATAGTGAAGGCAAGAAGCCTAATGACACTTGCCATCAATGGGAATGGAGATATACAGGTTTATGGTTTGATAATTAAAAAGTAAGACAATGGGAAAAGAGAAAGTTACAGTAAACGATTTGAAGGTTACACTCTCAGAGCTTGGTGTAACATCTGGCTTGAAGCAGGAAAAGATTATTCAACGCCTGCAGGTTAATGGCTGTTTGATTGCAATGGTAACAGATGTATTAGATCAGCTCATCAAGGATGAACAGGGCATGTTTAGGCTGTTAAGTGTTCAGTACAAGCAAGAGCAGAAGATGCACTACACTCAGATGCAGGATGCAGCCAAAAAGTACTACTTCCATTTGAAACCCTTTAATAAGAGTTTCTTCGGTGACGAGAACATTTGCGCCAACCTGGAGGATAACGCAAATGACATCTATGAAATCATCAAACTTCTTGCGGACCACACTAACGACCATAAGGATATGGAAGTGATTAAGAGAAACCTCAGAAAGAGAAAGTTGAACCATCATATTTTCGATTAAGATTATGTCAGTATATAAAGCAAACGTAGATTTATCAGACTTATTTCACGATATGTCTTACAATTATCAGAAAAGCTTCCTTGTTGAAGAGTTCTGTTCTTTACCTATAGAACATCAGGTAAAAGTTGTTGGCGAAATGCTGAAGAACCTTAATGGCGATCAGACAGCCAGAGTTATAGAAGACGCTTTTGATAACTTGCATGAGCAAGCACAGGAGCACGTAATCAACTATGTAAACGGATAAGGATATGATGTTTGGAGAAATGATTACTCGCAGATGTCTGCTTACTTTGGATGGGGGGCAAAGATTCAAGCCGTCCTCACTATGCCGAAGCCGACAAAGCCGATTTTCCCCGAGGAAATGGAACGTCAGTTCATTAATAGTTTTAACGAATCGCAGCAAAATGCGGTTCACAAGGTTATTAAGTGTCACATAATGAGAAATTAATGATATGGAAAAGAATATTAATTTAGCGAAAATCTTAAATGGTAAACCAGTAAATACGAAGTTGTGGTCTCCCTTATTTGGAGACGCATATACTTCAAGCATATGCAGCGAAGATACTATAATAGTAAATCACCATGCTGAATCATCTTCTTTCTATAATAATGGCAAGTACTTTGATTATGCAGAAGCAGAACCTCTATTGTTCCCATCTAAAGAAATGCGTGACTGGGGTAAGTTCGCCTGGAAGAAGGGCGATTTGCTTATCAATAGTTGTGGATTTCAGTGCATTTTCAAACAATGGGCATCTGATGATTATACAAAGTTCAACGGATGCTATTCTAATAGCAGGGATGGTTACGAAGACGTAACAAATGCAGAAACAGCTAAGTTTGACAAGTTAGATAACAATATTGCCTATGGGTATATCAGAGAGATTGAAAGAAAATTAGGAGGAATATTAAACCTCACCACTTTGAAGATTGAAATGAAGTCAAAGGTCGAAATAAAGCCTTTCGACAAGGTGTTGGTTAGAAATGATAAAGAAGACCAATGGTCTGCAAATATATTCAGCTATCAAGTTAGAGATATGTATCATTGTCTTGGTGAAGACTATTGGAGATACTGCATTCCTTACATCGGCAATGAATCATTGTTAGGTACAACTAAAGACGTGGAGGGCTAGGTATGATTAGAGACGGTGCAAAGATAATTGTAACACCAACTGGTGTATCACTTAAAGAAGCCTTAACTAGTGATGAAATCAATGCAATCAATGAAGCTCATATCTATAGAGATTATGATATCATTCCACATTTTAAGCTCGCGGGTAATCCTCCTAGTGGCAAGGAAAGTCGCAGAACTAGGAGAATGTTAGAACTTAGAAAAAGAAAGGGTAGATTATGATAGATAAATATAAAAGAGAAAAAGCTGCACGACAAATATCAGAAAAGGTTGCAGATGCTAAAGGTTTTGATGATTCAAAGCCTACACATATTGCATTCTTAGAGGGTCATGTTGATGGCTTTAATGCAGGTGCTAAGTGGGCTATCAATGAGTTTTTGAAGGACTTATGGCATCCTGCTAGTGAAGAGCGCCAAGAGAGTTCGCAGAAGTCCTTGCAGAAGCAAAAATAACAGAAAGCATTAAAACCTACATTTCTTTCAAGAGAAATGATGCTCTGTTTAAAAATTGGGATGCTTATAGTTCGGGTGCTAATACTACTCGTTGGTTGTATATTGATGATTTATTCCAAAAAGAAGGAGGTAAGCAATGAAAGAGCTTAAAGATTTGGTTGTTGGTGATGATGTACTAGTTGAAGGTATGAATCACAGACGTATCGCCAAGGTTGATAAAGTTACAAAGACTCAAATTGTTATTGATAACGATAGATTCAGAAGAGATTCGGGCTGGCAATGCGGTAGTCATAGATGGAATGTTAGAAGAATATCTGTTCCTACAGAAAAGGAAATATCAGATATTAAAGAAGAGAATTTTCGCGAGACTCTCATCTACGCTATCAGATCTTTTGATTTCAAACGCTTATCAACAGATGAGTTAAAACAAGTGTACAATATTGTAAAAGGCAAAGAATGAAAGAGAAATTATTAAATATCAAGAACAAGTTAATCGCTTTGTGGTGGTTCTTGACAAGAAAAAACTACTATCTTCTGTCATACAATGGCAGAGAAGGTAAATTTTTGGAAAGCGGTAATGTTGTAATGCCCGAGTTCATCGAATGGGTAAGAAAGAAGCATGGTGTGCCTACAAACCATGAGATAATCATGGATTTAAAGAATATCGGAACCCTATACAAAGATTCCGATGTGTTGGCTTACAATGAAATTAAGGCATTGATTGAGAAGCTTAAAAAGTAGGTATAGGTATGAGCATAACAACACAAGTAAACCATCATTGTCCTTTCTATGGAAGAAGATGTTACAAATGTGGTTATTGGAATAGTAGAGGAAAAGAGTGTGAGATAATAACTCATCAAGACAGAAAGATTTGATGTTTAACCGCCTTCTGGCATAAGAAGCACAAAGCGTATGAATACAAACAGCTATTTACGAATAGAAAATGGATTTGATATATCTAAGATAACTGGGACTATTCCTCAGAATATTGGAGAAGGATTTCAGTTTAATCTCTCTGGTAAAACATATACAACTATGGGTAGATATACTAAAGACAAAAAAAGACTCATGAATATCGAAATTAGTTCTTTTTGTGGTCTTTGTGGTGGCGCAATACATTATTACGCAACATTGTATATTAATGTAGACAATGTGTGTGATAACAGCTCGGTAAGTGGATATTTGTGTGGAATTGAAATTCCAAATGACTATCAAACCATCAAAGGGGAATTTGTTAGACCACTCACTCAAAAGGAGAAAGATAAGCAACCAGACAGATGGGACTATTGGTATCAAGTAGGGGATTTAGTTAATGCCTTTGAATCTCTTGAAGAGATAGAGAGTTTAATTAAAAGCCTCAAAAAGAAGTTCTCTTCTAAGGAGTGGAAAGTTGAGATAATACGCAATTATTAATTGCCTTCGGGCATAAAAATATGATAGTATGCTTATAAGTGAATTTATTCAACACCTTCAAGACCTTTGTGATAATGAAGGTGATATGGAGATAGTGATAGTAACAGGTAACAACGGATTGGGTTCTATACCTCATGTTAAGAAATCACCGCTTTACGACCAATTTGAAATTACCAAGTATTAATCGCCTTCGGGCATAAATTTAAAAATATGACAGAAATAGAATTATACAACGAATTACAGAATGTAGAAGGTCGTTTAAAGAAATTGGATTCGCAAATATTAGAGCTTCGCATAAAGAAGAATGATATAATGAACGACTTTCTTAGTTTGTTACCTTTTCAGAAAGGTGACAAGGTGAAAGATAAAAATGGCAATATCTTTTTCATAGAACGTCTAAAAGATGTTATGTCTCTCGGCAAGAATAAAATCAATGTTCATTTTCTTATCCGAAAAATAAAGAAAAACGGAGAATCTTACAAAGACGTAAACGAATCTTGGGGAATTGATTATTTTTCCCTTGAGAAAGTAGTAGAGTAATAACCATCCTGTAATGGAAATAAATAGATAGTAATATGAATACAGAAAAATTAGAAAGAGGAAATATCTTAGCAAAGAGTTTAATTCCTAAAGTAGATGTACTCTTAAGTATGTCTCCAAAAGTAAGCAGTGGTGAACTTGCAGATGCTATTCGGAAATTATCACTGCTTGATATGGAATTTGATACTAAATTCAAGCAGCTTCTGAATGAAACAAAACAGAGATTTCAGAAAGAGTTTGATGAGCTTTAGTAACTAACCATCCTCTCCTTGGTGAAATTAAGATAATAACGAAAAAGCCTTGCTCGAATTAGATTGGTTGGCATTAGGTGTAGCCGTAAAATATCAATTACCGCTTGACAATTCACCTCAGAGCACTCTTATGTGGAAAAGGCATCAAGCATTTAGTACACATCGAAGAACGTTAATGAGTGAAAGGCTCATAAAGACTCCAATCCGTTATTATTTTGATAACATCATGTGGAGGGTAAAAAGAAAAGAATATGAAAGCAATAGAAGCAAAAAGAAAGTTGTGTGAGATTAGAAGCAATCTTACAGACGATGAACAGAAGCAAGCGATTTGGATAGCAATTAGAGCTATTGACACTTGCACTGAAAATGGGTTTATTGTAGAAGATTAATATAAATGTAAGTAATATGATAACGGAGAAGATATTAAAAGAGCTTGGATTTGAAAAGCATCCAGCCCTTAATATTCCAGAATATTGGGATTTATGGTTATCTACAAATACATATAATGAGAAAGATCATAAATTTAATAGGGTTCTTTATATTCATGTAGATTTTTATGATACTGATAATTCTTGGTATGCTAGTAGAGATAACTATATTAAAGATGGTAGTTGTAATGTTAGATTAGGATTAGGACCAGGTGGTCCTCATGATTGTTCTGAAGAATTTCCTTTACTTAGGAGATTAAAAGATGCAGAAAAGCTAAAAGCATTAATAGAAATTTTAAAAGAAGGGTAAAAAGAATAGAATATGGCAGAGATTATTTACTTTGGAACAAATGGGTGTTCCGGTCATTATCCTCTTGGCATTGACAAAACGCTGACAGGGGCAGAGTATGAGATATGGCGCGAATGCGATAATGAAACTTGGATAAATAATATCCGAAAGAATCCTGGTCGCCATCTCATCAAGCATCACGGAGAGGTTTATACTAATTATGGTGTTCCGTTCTCTGTAGATGACGACAGAGGTGGTAGTCATACCGAACTATTTTGGAAAGGCATTCATACGGAAGAAGAAATCATCAGTTTGATAAAGACTAATGCTTTTTTGAAGAAACAATTTAAAATGTAAAAATATGACAAAGCAAGAAGCAATGGCTTTCGCTATCAGCGTAGGAAAGCCGATAAGACATAAATCATTTTCAAAGGGTGAGTTTGTTCGATATGAAGGAAAGGAGTTAGTTGATGAAGAAGGAACTATCCTTCCTCAACAAGAGTTTTGGGCTATCCGTTCAGGTGGCTCTTGGGAGAATGGATGGGAAGAATATAAAAATGATTGATTATGACAAGAGAAGAATTACAAAATAAACTTGGCGATGCTATCTGTGAGTATTGTAACAAGAACATTATTTCAGAACATAACATCGGCATAGGTTGGCTTTGCGAAGGTCAGTATTGCGAGGAAGCACAAGATGGCTACGCAGCAGAAAATAACATAGAGTTGGAGGACTGAGTATGATACAAAAACAGACATGGAAGGACGAAATCAGAATTTTAATAACTGATGAAGAAAATCTTGGTTCTGTTCAAATATCCATTCCATTATATGTTAGTGATATTTTCGGCAAAGCAGATGCTCTAATATATGCACTCTTTGTAGATAATAATCATAGAAAAAATGGTGTTGCGCAACGCCTATTACAACTAGCAGAACAGCAAGCTAAGTTGAATGGAGTGAAGACCATCGGATTGGAATTTAATAAAGATGAATCTGATAGATTTGTTCTAGATTGGTATCTCCGTAGTGGTTATAAACCATTTAATAAGAAAAGTAATTTATTGATCAAGAAATTAGAGGATTGAGTATGAGCAATAAAGTTAAGGAAGCATTGGGTAGCGCAAGCTACCTTACATATCACTGGAGACAGTACTCCTTTGAGCAGCTTGAAAAAGAAATGGTAAGAGTGTGTGGATTGTGCCACAAAGCATTGGGCATTCCACAAGACGATAGCATTACTGACTTCGAGCGAGGTCAATGGTCAGTTATCCAAAATGTGATTGGCTACATCAAAGATTATAGTCTAGCAGCACAACTTTGCCAAGAAGCTGGTATCGATTATAAGAAGATAAGGGCTCTTCAGAAGGATTGCGGTTGTACTTATAAGGAAGAAGTTAATGACTTTCTGAAGGAAAGTCGTAATGGTGGAACAGAATTGAAGTTGGAGGAATAGTTATGGCATGGGTAGCAAAAGATTATATCGGAGAATGGATATTCAACTGCAAGCCTGATATGTGGGCTGATGATTGCATCGAACATAATTATTGGTTGCCACAAGATAGATATGGAGCTTATGGTTTTCAACTTCCACAAGGTAGCATAAAAAAACTCATCGGAAGAGAATTATCTTTTAACGACGAACCTGTCGAACTTAAATAAGAATAGCTTATGAGCGATAGTTATATATCTTATGGAAGTGATGGCTCATATCATATAATACGCCCGATAGGAGAAAGATTTGATATAGAGACAGCTTTCTTAATAGCCTTTGTGATTATTGCTATATACGTCATGTGGCATTATTCACCAAAGGAAGTTTGGAATAAAATAAAGTCGTATTTTAAAGAATAAAAGTTATGGTAGGATTTTATGTTACTCTTACCCTAGCTGTTCTATATATAGCTTTTATGGGTGGAGTTATCGGTTATTTAATTGGTAAATATTTGAAAAAGAAGTAGCGTATGAAGAAACAAATAATCTTAGACGAACAAGATATTAAAGAGTTCCACGAGGATGCGGAGCATCTACGTTGGCTATACAACAGAATGGTGCGTGAGCATAGCGAAAATGAAAACTTTGATTACATGCGCCGCTTCGTCAAAATATTCAATAAGTTAAAACAATTATAGATTATGAAGATTAGGTTGGCAAAGAAGATAATGAAAGCAGACACTTATGCTGATTATCCAAGTAAGCATCCTTCACCTTACTGGAAAGCGAAGTTTAAGGAAGCTTATAACGAGTATGGTTGTGTTACGTTCTGTGAAGATTCGAGCAAGTGTAAATACCGCAACAAGTTCGACCATCGTATTGTAAAGGCAGAAAAGATTACTGAAAGATATTCTCGCAAGCTGATGAATCACCTTACCAGGTGGGCTGGCAAAACTCCTTTCGAGATTAGAGATATACTAAGCAGTGCAAATAAACTAAAAAGATATGACTTATGATAAAAGAAAGATATTATTACGCAGTAGCCGCTTTCCTACGTAAGGATGGCAAATTAGCCTATACCTCAGTTACGAGCTCCGTTAAATGGGAAGAGGATGGTGTAAAGCCAATATGGAGATTAGACCAATTAACGGTCAGATTAGATAGTAATGGCAAACCTCATATTCAGTATGGGAGTTCTGTTGCTCATTATTTTAAGAAAGTTGATTATATACAGCTATTCTGTAGGAATGGTTCCGAAATAAGAGCTATCTTCAAGAAATGTGCCGGTTTCAGCATTGAAACTACTGAAATAAAAAAGAATAATGGCTTTGTCGAGTTTAAGCCAAAAAACTTTGTTGTTCATCTAAAATGATTAAGATTAGCTTATGGAAAGATTAACTAAAGTAATGGATAAGTATTTATCAGAAGCAAAGAAGAAGGTTCTTACCCTCACAGTCAGCAAGGAATGGTTCGATATGATAGTGTCGGGCGAAAAGAATGAAGAGTATCGGGTAATTAAAGACTTTTGGATGAGTCGCCTTCTCCTTATCAAGGATGAGAAATTCAAAGATTTCGATAAGTACGATAAGCTTCATATCGGTAAGACATTTGAGATGCTTATAGACATCAATACTATCAAGGAGAAACTGAATAATGGTACAATGAAGTTCGTACCATTCACTCACGTTCTCTTCAAGAACGGCTACTATGACGATAGTCCAAAGGTAGAAAAGGAGATTGAGAGTATCACCATCGGCAAGCCGAAGAAAGGTCTTTGCCCAGGCAAGTGGTTGGATCATGAATTTTTCATCATCAAGTTCAAGTAATATGGATAAGACAACAGAACTATCATATAATCACCTCATTTCGCAACTCAGAAAAGAAAACGCTGATTTGAGGAATGAGGTGCGAGAATTAAGGAAGTTGCTAACAAGAAAAGGTGACAAACCGCCTAATTAACACTCCGTAACACCATGTTAAAAGCAGTTTTTGCGCTTTTCTTGTCAAATTAGCTTCCTGTAGTTTTCGGTAACATTAGTTAAGTTAACGAAACGGCAAATACTTCACATAAGCCTTTCTAAGCTGTTCTATTTTCTTCCCCATATCCTTATATCATTTTTCAGAAAAAGCCCTATACAGAGGAAAATAGACTTTATTTAACACTCTAGTAATCAATAAGTTATATAAAGTTAAGCAAGAAAAATAATGAGGTTATTATTTGGTCAAATGCAAAAAAATGACTACCTTTGCACTATCAAAAATAAATAATAACAATTTAAAAGATAAGAGCAATGAAACAGACAATAAACGTATCAAACAAAGCTGAGGTTGTAGCAGCAGTTACAAGTGATTTTGATGGAGGTTATAACTATTTCGAAGGTGACATTCGTAAGGGTAATCTTAGAGCGCATGTAGTTAACTGCTTCCATGGTAACAAGTTGAGAATCCAGATTACCTATTGGGAGGATGGTAAGAGCGTGGCAGTTGAAACTGCTTCAACCTGCTCAACAGCTAAGGGAATTGTTAGTAAGGTTTCTAAATTCTTAAACGTTAAGTAATCATGACAGCATTAGATTTCAATGATAGAGGACAGGCTTTCGTCACATTCGATGAGTTCGACAGCTACATGAACGAGCATAAGGAGCCTGGTGATTACACCGAAGAGAAAAACGGAATCACTTACTACTATGATAGCTTTGGTTGCTTGCTCGCTAAGTACGACAACAACGAAGGTTTCGGAGTAACGTTTTGAGATACTTATAAATCAAACGCAGAAATGAGGCAGATTGAGGCAAAGACTTTCGTTAGCGAAGAAATACTCCTTCATGAATACGACTACATGTACGGAGATAAAAAGGATCAGAAGGTAAACTTCACCTACATCAACAAACGTACAGGAAAGGAAAATACTAAGTATGGAGCTTTTGATTACCAACATGCTTTATGTCTAGCTAGAGAAAGACGTAATGATGGTAGATACAAGAACTTCGAATATATAATCGGATAAAAAGGTAACGACTGGTCCAACCAACTAGTCACAATAAGAGCAATGAAATGTTAGACAGAACAAACATTCACTTTAAGAAAGCTGTAGAAGCTATATTGGAAAAGGTAAAAAGAAATAAGGGGTATGTAACGTTAGGTCTTGATACAGATTACTTAGACATCTGTTTATTTAAAGAAGACAGCGAAGTTTTTTATCATGACATGATTTGTAATTTTCATACTAAAGACGAAATCCGTCAGAAGGTAGATAACTTCAACAAAATGTATTACGCATGCAGACAATTAAAAAAGAAAGGAGATCGCCATGAGTAAGGAGTACATTGGAACAGATTGCTATAATCGCAAGATGGAGCTTTACCATATCGGCAATGAAGTTTATTGCGACCACATCAAAAACGGAGTTGTCGTCAAGACAAACAGCATCACTGTAGATAATCGCATTCTTGGATTGTTTGGCAGTCCTCATACAAGCGGAGCATATATCTACGATGAGATAGCAAGAATGTATGGCAAGAAGTTATAAATAACTGCATATAAAAAGTAAGAGCAATGAAGACAGACAACGTTTTAGAGCATTTCGCTGAAATGATGATTTCACGAATGCAAAAGATGAAGGCAGGAGATTGGAAGATGGGTTGGTTCACCACATCTTATGGTGGTAACCCAGTGAACCTTGGAGGGCGTGAATATAATGGAATGAACTCATTCTTCCTGTTCCTCTGCATGATGGACGAAGAAAGATTCAAATATCCTATCTTTGCTACCTTCAATCAGATAAAGGCATTAGGAGCTAGTGTGAACAAAGGAGAGAAAAGCTTCCCTGTTCTGTTTTGGTCCATTCAGTACAAAGACAAGAATGGAAACAAAATAACAGAAGACAGCTACAACGGAATGACTCGATCAGCCCAACTAGACTGCAAAGTCCAACCTTTCTTGAAAAGCTACAATGTGTTCAACCTCAGCCAAACCAACCTCGAAGAGATAGCACCTAAGACGATACAAAAGTTGAAGGATAAGTTCAGTATCAAAGATAAGGATGAGTTGCCGACAGACACGGCTGGTATGTACGTCAACGAGAAAATTGATGATATGCTCCTTTATCAGAAGTGGCTCTGCCCTATCCGCTATGACAAGTATTCAAGTAGAGCTTTTTACAGAGTTGGGGTAGACGATATTACAACACCACTTAAAAGTCAGTTCAAGAAGGGCAATACAGAGCAGGAGATATTCGAGGACGGACAGGAGTACTACTCAACCCTTCTACATGAAATGGTTCACTCAACAGGGCACAAGTCTAGATTGAATAGAGGGTTTGAGAATGAGAAAGGAGAAAAGGACTATGCAAGAGAAGAGTTGGTTGCGGAGCTTGGAGCAGCTCTTATCGGAAACGTCCTAGGCTTTAGCAGTCGCATTTTAGATAATAACGCTGCTTACCTCGATGGTTGGATCAGCAAGCTTAAAAAGCAACCAAAATTCATCGTTTCTGTTTTGACAGACGTAAACAAGGCAGCTAAAATGGTATTAGAAATCGTGAACAAAGAAAAGGCACAATTACTAATGCCTGCATAAGATATTTTATTGCTCTATCTAAGGCGGTATAAGCGGATTTGCTTGTATCGCCTTTATTCATTATCATAAAAAACATAAAAAGCTCTATAAGCGAAAATAAATATGCAATTTCTCAGTTAAATTTATTTGTTGATTAAATATTTTTAGTATCTTTGCACCAAAAGTAGTAAAGATATGAACATCGAAGAAATACTCAAGAAAACTGATACTATCAGCCAAAAGATAGAAGAGCTACGCAGAAGGACTGTAATGGTCCCTTTGTGGAGTTATCTTTTGAGTTTATATGAGCCAGCAAGCCATAAGGTAATGACAGATACCATAAGCCTTCGTGATAAAGACAATGGAGAAAAATCTTCCCGTATCGCGGTTGCCCTTGAAAAGCTGCTCACAAACAGAATAACAGAATTTACATTCTCTATACCAGTTAAGAGAAAGTACAACACTCCAGAAAATGATATTCAGAGGGAAATCCAAAAGGCATTAGAAAAAATCTACGATTGTGCTCATATTGACAACATGAACTACAAACGTGGACTAGCCTATTTCGCAAGCTGTGAAATCTTCACCATCTGGTATTCTGTTAAGAAGCATAACTCTCTATATGGTTTTGAATCAAACTACAAGTTGAAGTGCAAAACCTTCTCCCCTATGGATGGAGTAAGATTGTACCCTATCATTGATGAGTATGATGATATGCAAGCTATGTCGTTTGAGTATGATAAGACCGTTTCCGATAAAGAGACGGTAACATTCTTCGAAACCTTTACAGAAAACTATCATTTCATTTGGAAGAAAAGTAACCTTAGTGAAATGTGGGAGGAAGTAACTGCACAAGTTGATGAGGACGGGAACACTGAGAGTGGTGAGGAAATCATCATCCATAAGATTCCTGGAGCATACCTGTCTCGACCTCACGCCATCTACGAGGGGCTTGATAATATCCGAAGCGAGTTTGAGTACAATATCAGCCGCAATAGCAATGTGATTGCATATAACGCTGCACCAATCGCAAAAGTCAAGGGTGGCATAGTCGGACAGGAGAAAAAGGGAGAAAGTTTGCGTATATGGAGAGTCGAGAATGATGGCGATATTTCATACGTATCATGGAACCAGTCGCAAGAAGCGGTTAGCGGTCAGAATAAAACCCTCCTCGGATTGTACTGGATGCTTTCTCAAATGCCAGATATTAGCTTTGAGAATATGAAATCTCTTGGTAATATCGGCTACGATGCAAGACAGACGTTGCTCACAGATGCACATCTGAAAGTTCGCATGGAATCGGGCGCTTTCAAGGAGTTCTTTGAAAGAGAGTTCAATGTAATCAAGGCATTCTTGAAGGTAATGAATCCAAAATGGGAAAAGGAGATAGATAACGTCACCTGCGACCACATCATCACTCCTTACATACCAAAGGATGAGAGCTACGATATCACCATCAGACAAAAGGCTAATGGTGGTAAGCCGGTAGAAAGTCAGCTTGAATCCATCGTTAAGCTTGGGCAGTCGCAAGACCCTCAGCAGACAATGGAGGATATTCGACAGGATGAACTTAATGCGGCAGCAGTACAGCAGTCTGCTTTTGCTATGGGTGAACAAACAATATAAACGCAATAAACTGCACAAGTTATGAAGAAAAAAATCGCAATTTGGCTATTCAAGTTAGCTAGAAGACTCTACCCTATCAGTGTAACTGTCTTCGAACAGAAAGAAATTCTAGAGCCAAAGGTATGTGCCAAGGCTTATAGTATCGACAAGAATTACATTCGCCACTACAAGCGAGACCATCATGTCAAGTCCATGAGAGAAGCTTTGCGTGAGATAACAAAGGAAACTCTCTCACAGGCAAAGAAAGATGTACTCAATACTATTGAATCCAAGATCATGAAGCAGAGAGTATATCAGAAGGATGGCAATACGATTGTAGAGGTAAAGGTTAATTGCTATGTCTCCAAAGAAGAAGGTTAAGCCTATTCCAAAAGAACCTCAGTTCTGCAAATTATGTGCCCACGTTTCCAACCCACGTAATCTTAGTGTTACGGGAGAGCCAACGTTGGGCACTTGCCCTTATGAGGAGTTTGCTATCCTCTATCAAAGGGAATGTGTAAACGAACATTATAAGCCGAAATAAATGAGACCAAATATCCCCAATCAAAAGAAAGCATACGATGCTCTGAACAGACGCTTAGTTAACTACGTGGCACAAGTTCAGAGCATTTATGATAGAATCGCTAGCCAAGTTGCTACTGCTATAGATGGTGTCGGTTATGATGGTTCTGCGGAGTTCTTGTTTGGGGACTATCCAGAACTAAAACAAACCATCAATGGCATCATGACTAGTTATGCTGCACAGATGAATAACCTCATCTATGCAGGTACCACAAATGAGTGGAAAGAAAGTAACATCATGCAGGACCTACTTGCAAGAAAGGTACTTCGTGCTTATGATTTTGAGAAGGGCGGAGATAAGTACAACAGGTATTTCCAACCTAATTCAGATGCTTTGAAGGCTTTTCAGAATAGGGTTGATAAGGGGTTGTCTGTTTCGCAGAAAGTATGGTATCAGTCACAAGCCTTGAAAAAGGAGCTGGAGCATACCATATCAACTGCAATAGAAAGAGGGCAGTCTGCGGTTGTTCTCAGCAAGCGAATCAGTAAGTATCTGATAGACTACCCTTCATTAAAGGCTGATTATACAGAAAAGTTCGGAAAAGCCGCTACATGCGCGAATTGCCAATACGCTTCTATACGTTTGGCAAGAACCGAGATAAACATGGCTTACCGAAAGGCAGAGCAGACACGTTGGCAACAATTTGACTTCATCTTGGGCTACGAGATTAAGTTGAGTAAACGCCACCCTGCGCCCGACATCTGTGATGATTTGTTGGGAATATACCCAAAAGACTTTGTCTTTCTAGGTTGGCATCCTAACTGCATGTGCTATGTTGTACCTATTGTGATGAGCGATGAAGAGTACTATGGTTCTCCTTCCATTCAGAAGTCAGCTATGATTTCTCGCACTCCAAAGAACTTTAATGACTGGGTACGCAATAACCGCAGCCGAATCGGGCAAGCTGAAACCCTTCCATACTTCTTGAAGGATAACAGAAAGTATTGGCACCTGTCCGTTGAGGACGCGGCTGAGTACCGCCATGCTGACAGAGACGAAAAAGCCATAAAGCTTGCTTGGAAGAACAGAGACTTATTGAAATACAACATAGATGTAGATAATTCTGACATAGCAACATTAAGGCGAAATGCTAAAGCCTATGATGTTGATATATCAAGCTTTGAAAAATTCCTCACTACACATCAATTTAAAGAGAGTTTTGGAATGATGACTGATAGTGAACGTTCTGTTTTGTCAGATATGTTCGATAAGTATGATGACAAGGTTCGTCAAGCTGTAGAGTCTTTCGGCAGGACAAAGAAAAGTTATCTAGCTAAGTTCGATTATAGCTATGATTTCGGTGATTGGAGGGATGGAGTAACTAAGAAGTTTGCGAATATCACTCCTACACAATTCGATCCAGTGAGCAAGATTCAACCTAAGTTGAAGGCTACCTATGAAGAAGCTAGAAAGGAACTGCAAGACCTTCGCTCTATTCCGTTGAAACCTAAGAAGCTGATAGATGATTTCGATGATTGGGAATTGGAGACTGCATTAGACGACCAGGAAGCAGTTATGGCAGGAAAGAAGCTCATGCAAAATCTCTATGGACCAAACATTGATAACGTCAATTCTTGGATAAGAGTTATGTCGGCTTACAAATCAGAAGGCTGGGGCAAGGCTTATGAGGTGTTTCTTGACGAGTATCATAACGGCTTGAAGGAGGTCATGGAAACTGCTACCCATCTGAACGAATTGAGAACAGCAGATTTGAGTATCATTCCTACAAGATGGATTCCTCGCTTCAATGATTATATCAAGACAATAGAAACTGCAAGGATTGATGTCCGAGGTTATGAAAGGGTTTATCGTGAGATAGAGGGTGCGTACAACATCTACAAGCTGTCTTCAGATCAAGATTTGATTGCGTATGGCTTAGATAAGCTATCCTTCAATACACCTCATACCATCGTGGAAGGCTTTAGAGGTATTGGATTGAGTCCGACCAAATGGCTCGGAAAGAAAGAGTTCTACGATAGCTTTGACAAGTTTGTTCCTTGTATCACCCTCAGCGGCGACAAAGCATACTTTTGGAGCAAATACAATCATGTGCGAATAGACTTCGATGGTCTGAAGGAAAGAATCTTAAATTCAGAATGGTATCGCAAGGGTCTCCAATATCACGAATACGGACACGCTAAAGCCGCATTACAAGGTAATTGGGAAGAAAATGCAGACTTCAAAAATCTTTATAAAAGGTTTTTTGCTGACTACAACAAGCCCGAATATAGATACGTAGATGGAGAAGGTGTTTCGCAATGGAAAATCGCTGATAGACTATTTGAAGAGCTCAAACTCATAAAAGACAAAACGTATGATGTAATGGAACAATTTGGCAAAATCTCTGATACTTTGCAAGCTATCGACAAAGACCACAACTGGATACAGGGAATGTTAGGACACGACGTCGATTACTTCGCATCGAGTTCGCATAATTGTTTAGCTGATATTATAGCCCATTTAAGCGAAAATTATTGGTCTAACAATAAATACTTCAAAAAGGTTTTGCCAAGGCTTTATAATGAAGCTATGGCTCTCTATGAGAAGTATTATAAGCTAAACAAACCGACAAAAAGATAGGTGGTAGTCTATGGTTCTACCACCCATCTTGATTTTCTTTCGGTAGGACCTACGGCTGATTCATTGGTAATATAGGTCAGACCAAACTTTGTTTTAGTTTTCATTGCCTTGCGAATAGAGAGCATTATTTCTTCTCTCGTAAAGCCGCTAATAGGATAGTTTTGTAGAGCTAATTCTACTGCGCACATTTGAGCTACACCTGCATTTCCTTTGCTATAGTAGTTCACAACCTGTTCGTCTGTAAGCTCGTCCACGGACTTAACAGAACATTGTTCTAGATATTCTTGTATATTCATGCTGCAAAGATAGTAAAAGTTTCCCAAACTACAATACGTCCGATTAAAAAGTTAGCAAACAGACTATAAAGAAGTTTAAAAGTTAAACTATTGTAAATACTTGAAAATAAGATAGTTGATATTTGGTCAATTCGCAAAAAATGACTATCTTTGCACTATCAAAATAAAAATAACAATTAAAAGATAAGAGCAATGAATACGATTAAAACGTTTATTCCATCAGAGTCAGTTGACGCATTTAAGAAGTTCGCTGAGAAGACTAAGCGCAATGTAGAAGGTTTCGACTACACCATTAGTAACCCACGAAAAAAGTTATTCCGTCATGCGGTAGTAGAAGATTGTCAAACCATCATTGGTAAGTATTGGCATGACATCTGTGACCTCACCATTAATATGCCAGACGAAAGTAATTGGAGATTGCTGGCCACATATAAGAATGGAGCCTTTACTCCTGCTGATACAACCAAGGAGTTGGTATTCAAGATTAAGGAGCATGGAGCTGATTACGGCAAATGCGACCTATGTGGTCATTGGTGTAACAACGCATACGTAATCGAGAATACGCAAACTGGCGATGAACTGCAAGTAGGTTGCGAGTGTATAAAAAAGTTCGGATTGAAGTACATTGACTTCCTCTCAGACTTTACACGCAAACTTTATGAGACCTACGACCACACCATCAGATATGCCACCGATGATGACTATGGAGACCTTATCCCAATTTGGGGTGGTCCTAAGGATAGTAGATATTCGGATGCCATCTTGAAGAATGACATGATCGCCATGTGCAAGGCTCAGTATGACGAGTGCCCCGTTTACAAGAAAGGCTATTACGCAAATGGTCACTATTACCCATCAGAAACAATCGCCAAATTAGAGGAAATAAGAGATTCTAAGAAGTTTACGGTTAACACCTCATACATTACAAAGGTCTGCGATTTTGCGCGATCTAAAGAGCCTAAATCGCAATTCGAGGTTGAAATGCAGAAAGTAGCAAATGACTACTACACATTCTCGGAGCAGTTCGTTTATGCTTTCTTCCTGGTGAAGAACTACGAGGATAGCTTGAAAGGTGGTATTGATGCCATCAAGAAAGGTATGCAAGTCAAGGTAGTCGGTAAAGTCATTCAACAGCGCACAGAGCAGTCTTACTACGGAGAAATGGTCACAAACACCATCCTTACTAAAAACGGAATAGTTTGTGAAAGGGTTGGCAAAATACCAACTACACAAAAAGATGGCGAGAAAGCCACAGAGTTCTATGCTATCGTCAAGGGTGTGTTCAATGGAAAGGTTTGCCTAGATAGAGCTACCAAGAACCCCAAGAAGGGAATCGAAGTAAAGGAAATTTAGTTATGAGCGCATTCAACATCAACACCTATTATGGCTGCGAAACTTGCGAAGCAGCCAACGAATATGGTAATGGTTGCAAGCATGGTCTGTTATTCCCTGTCCTGCTTGTGATAGCTAATAAAAGGGAATGCCCAAATTATAGATTTCAAAGAAAGGAATAGTATGAGTTATAAAGACAGAATAGAATTAGAGCAACTTTTAGGTAGTTTTGTAATATCACCTAAAAGCCTTCTATCAGAAAAAGAGGTCAAATTGCTAAGAAAAGCCATGCGACTTATTGGTAGAGTAAATAAGAGATACGCGGATTTATACATGTAAATACGAAATGATATGAAATTGCAGGTTTATTTCTTATACAGAACAGATGAGCACCTATCAACAGACAGCAAGGAATTGCTATTTATCGGCAACCTTCCAAATTGCATGAAAGCGGCAAGGAAGTTTAATGCTACAGATACTCAAATTAATGAACTCGGGTATCAAAAGCAAAGTCAGCTAAACAATGTAGGTTACGAGTTTATGCTAGAACAGCATACCCTTAACGAATATATAGTAGAACCATAAAATATACGATTATGAAGATATACAAATTGATATGGTATCTCTACACAGAGGACCAACTTAAAAAATCCCTCATCACCGATAAGGAAGTTGCAGAAAGACGTTATCAAGAGCTAAAGAAGGCTCTTTATCGTGGATGCTGGTTATCCCTATCAGAATTAGTTGAAAACGAAGACCACGAACTAGTGAAGGGTGAAGGTCTTCATTATAACGACATTTAAAAGTTAGAGCAATGGAACAGAAGTTATTAGATTTGATTATCCATATAGGACAAGTTAAAGGTTGGACAGTAGATGCTACAGATAATGGCAATGACCTTGCCTACATCTTCTTTCAGCTTTATTCTCCTGCGGGTCATGATTTCAATATGTCAATCGAAATGCTTGCCAATGACCCGAAAGATTTTTTGAAGAATCTCGATGATTACTACGAGAACTTCGATCCAGATAGTGAAGCCCTAAAATGGTGTGACAAAGAAGGTCATGGTATAAATGGAGCACCCAAACGTTTGAAGGATATCATCATTGATTTCGAGGAAATCGAAAAGGAAATCAATGAACTCCTAGAAGTGTTCAATCTTCAAATAGAGGAACTAGAGAAAGCTGCCATTCACAAGGTTAAAGTGCAAGTAACCGAATACCTGCAAAAGGTAGTGGAGGTTGATGCTATCAATGACAGTGACGCATGCGATAAAGTCGAAGAAATGGTTAATGGGTCAGAAATCATCTTGACAGCAGACGATTTCACAACAAGAAAGATTGAGCCTTATGAAGATGAGTAAAACTGCACAAGGTGTGCAAAAGCTAAAAGATGGAGATTTGAAAGGAGCGCTCTCCATCTTTTCTACTTTTAAGTATGATTTCACAAGGGATGAACGTAGAATCATGAGAATTGCATACGAAACACTTTGCGGACATGGTGCTTTCTATCAATCATTAGGAATTGATGCTAGTCAGATGATAGTAGATGCGACAGCTATACTAAACACTAAGTATCTAAGTATCAATAAGTTAAACTAAGTTAGCAAAAAGTATATTTAGCACTAAACGTTTGGTCATTTGCAAAAAAATGATTACCTTTGCACTATCAAAAATAAAATAACAATTTAAAAGATAAGAGCAATGAAAGAGTTATTAGAAAACATAGGTAACTTTAATGGATGGAAAGGAAACATCTGTCTTTACTTCCCCAAAAAGAAGGTTAGAGAATTAAAGCGTTATGGAATAACAGAAGATATGGATATAAAACAAGCATATCTTAAAGTGAGTAATATTAAAAACATATAACTATTATAGAGCAATGAAACTGATTACGAAAGAAATTAAGAAGAGACTGGAAAAATATCCTCTCTACTCACAGGATGGTAAAAAGGAAGAAGCCATCTGTCAAGCAAAGTTCTTCCTTTGTGTTGGTGCATGGTCTTGGTTCATATTAGAAGCAGACCTAGAGAACAATATCGCCTACGGAATCACTATCAATGGAAGTGGTGAAGGCGAGTACGGTTACACAAGCCTAACCGAGTTGCAGGGACTAACAACAAAGTTAGGCTTAACTGTAGAGCGAGATACCTCATTCTCCCCTACTCCACTAAAGGATATTAATAACGAATATCTAAAGAAGTTTCTTAAGAAAATGTACGCTTGAAAATAATTTCTCACTTTTTTCAAGAAACTATTTGTTGATTAAATAATTTTATCTATCTTTGCAAAAAGTTACAAAAAATGAAGATTTATACATCATACTTCTCAAACGGAGCTAAGTTAGCAAAAGCTGGTATCATGATGATCGGTATTGCCCTCTACCCTCCGAAATGGTTTACAGGATTGTCAAACAAGTACGTGTCACCATCATGGGACATTCTTCACAACTCCAAATCGGAAGAAGATTACGTACAACGTTTCAATTCTGAGATATTGGCTCATCGGGACCCAAAAGCATTTCTCTCAGCAATAGAGAAAATGGCAAATGGAAAAGATGTAGCTCTATGTTGCTTCGAAAAGCCAGATGATTTTTGCCATCGCCACCTAGTGGCAAAATGGCTGAATGAAAAGTTGGGAGTACAGGTTGAGGAATTTGGAATTTCCAAGAATCCTGTTTACTCGGAGCAAAGCTTGTTTTAGGCATCCCTTCTTCCATCGGAATACCCACTAGGGTTGGCGGCTCGGAAAGACGAGCATTTTTGCGTGTATAGAATATTGTTATTATAAGCGGAGATAGCTCAGTTAGCAGAGCGCAGTGATACCATCACTGAGGTCGTTGGTGCGGTTCCAACTCTCCGCTCTTTTGCGGGTATAGCTCAGTCGGTCAGAGCGTCACATTCCCAATGTGAAGGTCGAAGGTTCGAGTCCCTCTAGCCGCTCTATTTTTGTAGAATTAAAATAAAAGAGCATGAAAAGTTGCAGAGACATACAAGATAGAACATTCGGTATTGAAATAGAAATGTGCAATCTTGAAAGGTCTAAGGTATCTCTACCCGAAGGCTATTCATGGAGCAAAGATGAGCAAATTTACAATACTGATGGTTCAACAAATAAATCATTTGGTGGTGAGGTAAATACCCCACCATTACATATTTGCTGTCTAAAGGACCTACATGACCTCCGCTCTGTATATGAATCAATGGTTGTTGCAGGAGGAAAGATAAAGTGGAGTATTGATACCCATGTGCACATCTATGCAGGAGATTTGTCTGTAGATCAGATTAAGAAGGTGTTTTTGTTTTTCTATGTTTGCTATCCATATTTCAAGAAATATGCTCATATTTCTGATTGGGATGAGCTGGTATTTAATGCACAACCTGTTCCTACAGAGAAGTACTTTGAAGGCGTTAAAAATGCACAGACGTTTGATGAATTACAAAATCTCTTCACCAATCAGTCTAAGAAGGGCTTTATTCGTCATGCGGTAAATATATCAGCATACTTCAAGACAAAGACGATAGAGTTCAGAACGTTTCATGCTACTGATGATTTCTATCGAGCTATGAATTGTGTGTATTCTGCATACCGCATATTCTATTACGCTATAAGCCACGAATTGGAAGATTACCAATCAATTACATCATACCAGCAGTTCTGCGAGGTTACAGGGCTTAAATATGATGTTCCAAACGAGTTATGCCCACTACTATATCAAGGAAATCCATATAGTGCTATTGAAACGTTTATGACAGCTCCATTATCTTATAATTCCGAAATGGTTTCAGCATTACATGATGCTGTAATAACTAACGGACACAAGGAAATCTGCATAGTAAATGGCTTCATGTACTACTATGAGCTATTCTTCCTTGATAAGGTGGAAGTATCTATATACTGCCAAGATGCCTACTGCTATCTGCTCTATATGTTGGCAAATGGTAAAACATCACTAACATATAAGGATAAGCTTGCATGGTTGGAGGACTATAACAATCCTACACCATCAAGGCAGCTTGCTTTGGCTCTTTATGCGGTGAAACTGCAAAAGTATTTCATGAGTGAATCGGCAAGAAATAGTGCTGTCTTCGAAGCATTGAAAATTAAGGCAAGGGAATCTATTGAGAAGACTGAGGAAGCAAATGAGCGATTGATGAGATTGCTTACTACATGTGATTTTCATGTTGGAACACTAGAAGAAGCCATCAAGAATAAGAAGGTTATCTTCTTCAATTTCGGTAGAATGGAGAAGAAGCAGAAAAGGGCATTCAAACTCATTTCAGAAAATAGCGACTTGAAATTAGATTTTTCTGTCGAAAGTAACGACTATTACAACCTAGTGGAAAGTATTCCGAGTGATAGTTATTTCTACTATTTCAGCAACAGCCCTTATCTGAGAAACCTGCATAAGATAGCTATGTGGAATAATTCAAGTGGGGAAAGACGGTCTGCAGGAAGGTTCCTCTATTGCAATAAGCCAACTGCACAAAATAATGCAAGCACCTCATATTCCTCATACAGAATCGAATGCAACGAGATTGTACCTCCCGATGATTTGGAGATTACAGACGCAAGCAAACTGATGATTGAACGAGTAAACCCACCTTTACTTCATTGCTTGCAAAAGAAGTATATCAAGAAGGTGGACCAATGTAGTGTCTGCCAATTTGCTTTTGTGGTGAAATACGACAAATATACCCTAGGTGGATTTGGTTTTACGCTACCTCAACACAAGGGGTATGATTTGTTTCAGTTAACGGACTTCTGCACGAATAACGCAATCCCTCGATTGAGTAAACTCATATTGTATTGCATTCAGTCTGTAGGCGTTCAAAGATATTTGAGCAGAAGAATGCGCAAGCTTTGCGAGAAGGTTATATCCTGCGCTTATACTCATAAGCCAGTGAGCATGAAATATCGTGGCGTGTACAAGAAAGTGAAGGAACACTGCACATCATCTTATCTTGCTTACGAAGGAATACTTGGCATATACCCTACGAATAAGGAAATCATTGAGAAATATCAAAAATCGTTGAAGAATGGAAAATGAAGATAGATGGAAATACACAAAAGTTGATATAAACCTCATAGATGAGGTAGAAATCAATGCAAATGAAATGTCGGGTGAAGACTTCGCCCAACTAACAGACAACATTGCTAAGTCTGGATTGAGTAGTGTGCCTACCTGTATCAAGATGGATAATGGTAGATACATCATGATCAGCGGTAATCATCGTTTGAGGGCATGCAAGAAACTGCACTATAAAAGGCTAGGCATCTTGTATGTAGAAGAGAGCGAGATTACAAATGATGAAGCTATTGCTATTGAATTATCTCACAACTCCATTCATGGTGAAGCTAATGTTAGCATCTTAAAGAAGCTGTTTGCATCAATTAAATCTATCGACTTTAAGAAGTTTGCCCATGTGAACATCGACGAGATTAAGCCAATAAGCACGGAGGGTATAGATGTATATGCCATGCAGGAGAATTTCGTATTCACAATCATCCTTTACCCTAGCTCATTTGCTAGTCTGGAAACATTGTATGGGGACATTCGTGAACAAGCTCGCAAAAGTGATGCTCTCGTTTTAGCTTCCGATGAAGATAACGAGAAAACCCTGCTTAAAATCCAAAAAGAGATAGGTAAGGAGTTTGGCATAAAATCCCCAAGTATCTCATTTGCCAAATTGTTAGAGTTAGCGAGTGAACGTTTAATCGAAATAAAGGAAGGAGAAAAAGAAAATGATTTGGATAATAATGACAGCGAGCGATAAGGACTCGTATGTGACACAACGCAATCAAAATTTCATCAAAGAAGCATTAGGAGCAAACAATGTTACATTTGTTAGTGTGCAAGACGAGGATTCACTTAATGACTTAAAGATAAGTGATAGGGACATCGTTATTACACAGACGAGAAATAGAATTGTCCTAGATAAGATAGGCAAACTTGAAGCAAAGAATACGTCAGAAAGTGATAGAACGATCGTCTTGACAAAAAACAAAGAAGTTCTCAAAGAAGAACTTTACAGGCACGGCATCTCGTTTCCGAAATCATATAGTAAGTATGATTTAAGGGAAGAAAATATGTATTTCGTGAAGCCATTAATGGGTGAAGACTCTAATATGGTTGACAACCTTTCGGTCTGCAAGAGTACCCAAGAGGTAAGAAAGAAAGTTGAAGAGATAGAACGTTTGGGTGATATTGCTATCATCGAAGACTTTATTGCAGGAAAGGAATGCACTGCTGCTTGCGTTGTCAATCAGAAAACAGGAGACATAGACGTATATCCTATTTTTGTAGAATTGACAACACCATATAATATACTCACTCACGAAGCTAAGATGCAGGAGGAAGAGGTATGCAGTGCTTGTAATCTTGAAGTGATAAAAGAAACTGCACAAAAAGTGTGCAAGGTGTTGGGTATTCAACATTATCTCAGAATAGATTTTAGAATATCTTCAACTGGTGTTCCGTTTGTAATAGATTGCAACCTGTTTCCAGGTTTAGGTCCTACAGACCATTTTGCAAAATGTCTGTTGCTAACAGAAAATATGTCTTACATAGATGCTTTGAAAGCAGTCATAGCATCTGCAAGTTAGAAAGGTTGATTATGGCAAAGGTAAGAAGAACAGAATTAAAAAAGATTGCCGCTGCTTACGAAAAGAAGGGCGGCAATATGGCTGCTACGGCAGTAGCTTTGGGCATTACACGCCAAGCCTTATATAACTGGAGAAAAGAGGATGAGAAGTTAGCCAAGATGTTGGACGATATAGATGAAGGCATTCTTGACTTTACTGAAAGCAAGTTGGTTGAAAAGGTGAACGAAGGTAATCTAACTGCAATCATCTTTCTTCTGAAAACCAAGGGCAAGAAGCGTGGCTATGTCGAGCAAGTAGATAACAGATTAGTAGAAAACCCATTCGAGAAGTTAATGAAGGAGCTTCCCGATGATGAAGAATAATAAATGTCAGAACAGAAAGCAATAAAAAAAATGATTGCATGGCGCAATGATTGGTGTCTCTTCGCCAAGGAAGTCTTGAAGGCTTGCCTTGACGAAGAGCAAAAGGCTATATTGCGTTCTGTTCAAAAGAACAAAATGACAACGGTAGCCAGCGGAACTGCAAGGGGTAAGGACTTCATCGCTGCCGTAGCCGCTTTATGTTTTCTATACCTCACTCCTCGCTTCGGCAAGGATGGCAGTTTGGAAAAGAACACCAAGATTGCCCTTACAGCACCGACAGGAAGACAGGTGACGAACATCATGATACCAGAAGTTGCACGTCTATACAAAAAGGCAGGCTTCCTTCCCGGTCGTTTGCTGTCGGATGGCATCAGAACTGATTATGAGGAATGGTATCTGACAGGTTTCAAATCTTCAGCCGACAACACAGAGGCTTGGTCGGGATTCCATGCTGTAAACACAATGTTCATCGTAACTGAAGCATCCGGTATCTCGGACACCATCTACAATGCAATCGAGGGTAACCTGCAAGGTAACTCTCGATTGCTATTGGTATTCAACCCAAACGTTACTACAGGGTATGCAGCCAACTCCATGAAATCTTCCCGATTCAAGAAGTTTAGATTATCATCCCTCAACGCAGAGAACGTAGTAAGCAAGAAAAACATTATCCCTGGACAAGTTGATTATGAATGGGTAGCCGATAAGGTCTCAGCATGGGCACAGAAGATCAGAAAGTCTGAGTTTGATGAAGGTCGTGGTGATTTTGTGTGGGAAGGTGGATATTACACTCCAAATGACCTTTTTCGTGTTAAGGTTCTCGGTATGTTTCCGAAGGTGTCCGAAGATACCCTCATTCCATACGAATGGTGCGAGATTGCACATAGAAGATGGAAGGAACTTAAAGATAGTGGCTTTATCACCCATAAGCCAATACGCCTAGGTGTCGATGTCGCAGGTATGGGGCGCGATAGGTCTTGCTATGTTCCACGACAAGGAAACTATGTTTCAGAAATCAAGTGTCACAATTCGGGTGGTCATGCGGACCACATGGCAGTCGCAGGTCAAGTCGCACACTACCTAAGTTTGAGTTCCAAGAATAAAGCATTCATTGATACCATTGGAGAAGGTGCTGGAGTTTATTCAAGACTCATAGAGCAAAAGTATTTAACTGCATTCTCTTGCAAGTTCTCGGAAGGCGTGAGAAATAAGCACGATGTGACAGGCTGCTACTCTTTCGCTAACATGAGGGCTTATTTGTTTTGGTGTATACGTGACTGGCTCAACCCAAAGAATGGATTCTTTGCAGCACTCCCACCTGACGATGAGTTGGATCAAGAATTGTGCGAAGTGCATTGGCTGTTTCAGTCAGATGGTTCAATCATCATGGAACCAAAAGACGAAATCAAGAAGCGTCTGAAACGTTCTCCCGACAAGATGGATGCCCTTGCCAACACCTTCTATCCATACGACTTCGATAGAGACAATGATTTGCAATTGTTAAATAGTATAGTATAAATTTGCAAGATACAGAAAAGTTTTGTAACTTTGCAGCCGAAACGTTTCTTTTAACGTTTCATTGCTCTTAGTGCACTCCGACCGTGAGGTTAGAGTGCATTTTTTATTTAATATAAAGTAATTCAGAAAAAGACTATACACTTCAATATAAGCCTTTCTAAGCGGTTCATTTTTTATCTCCATATACTTATACCTTTTTTAAGAAATAGACTTACATACACAAAATTAATAGTTTGGCATAAGTATCTAAGTATCAATAAGTTAAACTAAGTTAGCAAAAAGTATATTTAGCACTAAACGTTTGGTCATTTGCAAAAAAATGATTACCTTTGCACCATCAAAATAAAAATAACAATTAAAAGATAAGAGCAATGAAAAAGGTTAAAGTTTACACAGTAGAAGCGTTAGAGAAGCGAATTACAAAGGCTTTGAAAAAGGTCAAGTTCGGCTACCAAGAAGGATGCTTGATTGAAGCCACAGATGCAGAGTTTAGTATCTACAACTTCAACACTGCACTTTGTAATTTACAGCAGAAAGGAGTCGTAGCATACAACGAGAATACAGAAAGCTATGAATTGGTTTAAAGTATAGGAGATACGAATATGATAACAATTGACCAACAGGTAAATTGCCTTGATTGTGTAAACGGAAAAGTTTATATATGCTCTAACTCAATGCAAGATACCATAGATTGTAAATGTAACGGAAAACCAGATAGATATTCTGGTTGCCGTAAGTGGAAAAGTAGATTTTAATTATAGGAGATAAGAGCAATGAACGTTTACACAGAATCAGATAGATATACGGTATTACTTCACGCATTCGATACTTTTGAAGGTGCTTGCGAGTATATGACACAGATTATAAATGTAGGGGACTGTAAGGTTCTCCCCCTCATAAAAGCATGGAAAGGTGGCGTGGTTACAGCTAAATGGGTGGCTAAGAAAACCGAAAAAGGAATTGCATTCGAATTGTTGAACGTTAATAATGAAGGTAGATATGAATAAGCAAGAATTAAAAGAACTCACCTATAAAATGGTAGAGGAAAGAGTAAATAAGGGAACTGAGTTGTTTAATAGCTTCGTATTCTTTCCAGTCTTGTATGACGAACTAAAAAAGAAGTTCTCGAAAGAATACTGCGATATGTTCAGAAACGTTGTTCTAGATACCTGCATTCTTTATCCAGATTGGAAGGAACATGAAATCTTGCAAGAGGTTGCTTCACAATTCGAGAGTCATGACAATGTTTAATAGGAGGAAATGAATATGACAGTATATGAATTATCGGACCTTCAGAAAGAAGAACTCAAAATCGAAATGTTGAAAGATAAGTTTTGGTACAAACTTTCATTCAGAGAGTTAGCATATGCTAATGATTGCATCAGCGACCGAGAGTTGTTCGAAAAATATAAGGATCAGACTTTTACAGATAAAGACTTCATCGTATCACGCTAAATGAAATCGTATGGAAAGCAACTGCACAACAATAGAAGAGCTTAAATTCGTAACCACGCAGATTAGTGGTGATGAATGGAAAGATTTCTTCTCACTCATCAAAAAAGGCTCATATAGCCTATATGGTTTTCATCAGTTTCTTGATGAGAGACCAGACCTATGCTTATTGATTCAAGGTATAGGAGATTACCAAACTGCCATCAAGGAAACGTTAGAGGAAATCGGATTGAATGATGGTGATATAAATGGGCCAGGAGGAAATCATCTGAAACTGATTGTTGCGGATCAGATAGGATTCATAGTGTATGAAACGAAAGTTATGAACTTTTAAAAATAAGATAGAGCAATGGAAGAGAACGTTATCATAGCAATGGATGCCGAAAAGTCTAAAAAGATAAAAGGCATTCCTTCAAGTTGGGACTGGGAGGATATTCATTTCTACCTCATTACTGAATTGGGATTCAGTTTTGATGTCGTGTTCAATTATTCAAAAGACATAGAGGAGGTATCTTATGAAGGATAATGCAAGAACTATCAAGTACGATTCTATCACATCATACGCAAAGGAATATGGGGTAGAATATCTGAGTAACGAGAACCTTATTGCTTCAATTATCGGTATAGACCCTATGCTGCAGGGTAATGAACCAATAAGAAAAATCTTTGATGGTAGTCATTCCCTCAGAAAGGCAAGCAAGAGAACACTGCAGGAGCTTACATCTATCAAAGGAATAGGTGAAAAGAAGGCTACCGCTATACTCGCTGCATTCGAACTTGGCAGAAGACTTATGAAGGAGAAGTCGCAAGAACTTACAGATTTGGGTAGTTCTCTCGACATCTACAACTATATTTTACCATACGTCAAGGATTTAGAAATAGAAGAATCTTATCTGTTCTGTATGGATAACAACTTCAAGTTAATCAAAATGGTTCGATTGTCACAAGGTGGAATATCAGAGACCCATATAGACGTAAGAATAGTGTGTAAAGAAGCTATCTCCTGCAATGCCGTAATAATAGCATTGGTTCACAATCATCCAAGCCCTAACTGCTTTCCATCAAAGTCTGACGATGAGATAACATATAAGATACAGAAGGCTTGTGAAATAATGAGATTGTATTTTATGGACCACGTTATTATCAGTAGCAAGTCCGATCAGTATTACTCTTACCACGACAAAGGGAGACTATAAGCTACAAGCCGATAAAATACCTCAAACCAATAATTACATACCAAAAGAATCTAACTTGAACACAGAAGATATTTTGCACGTTTAAGTGCATTTTTATTGCATCTTATCTATCAAGGGAGGGCTGTGAAGTTCTCCCTTGTTTATTGAAATGAAAATAATTTCTCACTTTTTTGCAAAAACTATTTGTTGATTAAATAATATTTCGTATATTTGCACCCATAAAAGCGTGTGAAGATGCACGTGACAGAACTTTTCGTAACATTGCTCTTACACCGAGTTCTACGTTTGGTCTGCCTGCATTTCGCTCGCAGACCATTTTTTGTTAAATATAACTCAACAAGCAATGAACAAGTATTACAAAAAAGTTCTTGAAGCACTGAAAACCAATCGAGACATTAAGGCATTGGGGTTCAGTCGTAAAGAGTTAAAGGGTGTTGCCGCCAATGTTGCCAACAAACTTCAACTCAAAGATGATGCTACTGACGAAGAAGTTAGTGAAGGTATTAGTGACGCAATTGATGATGTCTTGCCGTTACTCCAGTTAACTCAGTCCGCAGCAGACCGCCAAGTCTCAGAGTACAAAAACGCTCATCCTGCACCCGATGATGACGATCCAGATCCAGATGACGATCCAGATCCAGATGACGATCCAGCACGTAGAAGTCCGTCACGGAAGGGCAAGAAGGGCAAGAAGGATAGCGATGATGATGACTCCGCTACCCTCAACGCAATCAAGGAACTTACTAAGGCTGTTGCTACACTCCAAGGTGATGTAACTGCATTGAAGTCGGGCAATACCACAAACAGCCGTACCGCAAAGGTAAGGGAGCTGCTGAAGGACACAGGTAAGTTCGGAGAGCGTCGACTTAAATCTTTCTCTCACATGAAGTTTGAGAATGAAGAGGAGTTTGAGGACTACCTCGATGAGTTGAAGGAAGATATTGAGGAAGAGAACAAGGAAAGACTTGAAAAGGGTCTTGAAAAGCTTGGACGAATCCCTGCTCCCGATACCAAACCTCAACCAAATAAGGAAGATAAGTTAATGTCTGATGATGAAGTCAAGGAGCTGGCTAAGATGTAATCATCTATTGTTTCACTAATAAATTATTAGATTATGGTAGCAGAAGACTACAAGCCAAAAACCAAAGGCTACGACATGGGTAAGGACGCTGTGGTTATCCGTCAGTATCTCGGTGGTATCACAGGCGGTAGAGCACTCGACTACGCCAACTTCAAGGATGAGGTTATTCAGGCAGGTCACATCATTGTCCGCAAGAAGGTTGATGATGTTTATGAGTATTCTCCACTTGAAACAGAAGATGGCAAGTACAAAGACAAGGCTAGCGAAGCAGAATTTGCTGGTGTTGTCGTTCGCTCACGCATGAAGGGTGAAGCGGTTGCCATTATGGATAATGGTCGCGTGAATGATGTGGCAATGCCTTATCAGTTCAAGGACGAAACTCAGAGAACCGCCATCAAGACTGCTCTCCCAAGTCTTATTTTTGAGCATGACTAAGTTGTGCTCTAGTTTTTAACTTAAAAGATTGTTTATATGAACGAATCACTTTTTATTCAGTTTATCCGAGCTATCTTCCCTAAACTTAGCTTGTATGTTAAGGAGAAGGAGAATCCAAAGGAGCGCACCTACCTCTACAAGGAGATGCTTACCGATGTGTATTCTGCCGATCAGAAGTGGGAAGGTTCATCAGCTAAGACCACATACGTAGCTGCCGACATCGTTGAGATGGATTCAGACATTCCATTGAAGAAGCGTGGTCAAATCGCAACCTCTAATGGTAAGTTGCCAAAGATTGCGATGAAGAAGATTCTTTTCGAGTCTGATATCAACAACATCAACATCATGAAGGCTCAGTATGAGAACATTGTAGCGAGAGCCAATTCATTCCAGGCGCAAGGCTTGGTTGAGCAGGCTACATCAACACAACAGGCTGCTAAAACTGCAAAGGCTCGTATCATAAACAAGCTCATGAATGATGGTGTCGCTTGCTCTGTCGGTCTCGAAGAGCGTAACGAAATGAACTTCTTGGCAGGTCTCTCTAATGGTATTATTGCCGTTGAAGATGCAGACAATACGGGTAAGGCTATCCGTGTTGACTATGGATATTTTAAGGCAAACTGCTTCAAAACAGAAACCAATGGTGTTACAACCCGTGATGATTTCGAGAAAATCTTCGATAAGGCAAATGCCGATAACAATACCATCATACAGGTTATGCTCGCTAAGACGCAGATTAAGAAAATCCGCAAGGAGCAATGGGCAAAAGAGCTTGTTGCCGACTACGAGGGTAAGACTTATACCGAAAATACCAAGCTCAAGACGCCATCGGAGTCAGCTTTCTCGGAAGCATTCGAGGATGAGTTCGGTGCAGCCATCAAGGTTATCAACCGAACCGTGATTATCGAGAAGAACGGAAAGCCAAAATCAGTTAAGCCATGGAATGAGAATAACATCATCTTCATCTGTAACACCAACGTAGGCTCTTTCGTTTGGGGTACCCTTGCAGAGGACACCAACCGAGTACCAGGTGTTCAGTATTCTAACGTTGACAGCTACAAGCTTATCTCTAAGTACTCCAAGAATGAGCCATCATTGCAGGAGGTTACCGCAGGACAGGCTATCTGCTTGCCAGTAATCGAAGATGTAGATCAGATTTACATGCTTTCTACCAAGTCTGAGGAGGTTGATACGGAAGCCGAGTCTACCGATACTACCGACCAGTATACAACTTACAAGGGTAAGAAGTATAAGAAGGCTGACCTCATCGCTGCTTTGAAGGCTGCTGGTGCCAATGTGAAGGCTAACTCAACCGATGAGACTCTGATTAAGGCTCTCAACTCACTCAGCGATGAGGAGGAAGCCGAAGTTCTCTCTAAACTCACTCCAGAGGTTTAATTTGAATTGATATGAAGACAATAAAGCAAGCATTGATTGATGAAATCCACTACCCTATCCCTTTAGGATTCGTGGAGAATAAGATGATAGAACGTCAGCTTAATGGTGATGATGAATATACATTCGAGGTCGCTCAGTCCAAGGAATGGAAAGGTGCGCTTGCTGATTGTCTGTACTCTCTCATACAAGCTGTAAGCTTATCCGAGTCAGACAAGAGCATAGGAACACTATCTGACAAGGATAAGGAAAGGCTGCTAGTTCGAATAAATGCTTTATACAAAACCATCGGTGAATCCCCTGCACTGGGGCAACCGATGGTTTATATAGGAGGTTAAGATATGGCTGTATTGGATTTCGCTGCTCACACCCTAGATTACCTACACGTAACTGATGGGTATGAAGACGATAACGGAGACTATGTTCAAGGTTCAGAAGAATGGGTGGAGAACTATTGTAAGTGTGATATTGTTCCTGCTGGCAAGGCAAACGTTATCACTATCCCCGATGGTTCTGCAAAGAACTATTCCTACACCATCTACAACCTTCCTAGAGCATGCCGCGATTTCGAGTATGGAGACAAAATCCGTGTAAAGCTTTTCGGAAACGAAGTGAAGGAATTTGTCGTACTCGGTTTTCATCGTTACCAACTGCAATGTAAAATATGGGTATAAAACTCTCAACCTCTCAGTCTGCGCTCAATAACTTTTTTCAGTCCGCTATGGCGATAATAAAGCAAGAAATCCTCACTGCTTATGCCAAGCTAGGAGAAGAATGTAATGCAAGGATAAGAGACCGCTCGGCAGAGGAAAGTTGGATAGACCATACAGGAAACCTACGAAGCTCCATCGGTTATGCCATCTTTGACTACGGAAGGAAACAAGTAGAATCAGCCTTTGCTTCCATAGGCAATGGTTCTAATGGTTCACAAGAAGGAAGACAAATGATAGCTGACCTAGCAAAGGAATACTCACAGGTTTACGCATTGGTAGTAGTCGCGGCTATGAACTATGCAGACTTTGTAGAAGCTAAAGAAAATAAAGATGTGCTTGCATCCACTGAGTTATGGGCTCGTTCCGTAGTTGATGGAAAACTGAAGCTCGCTGTGGATAAAGCCGTAAGTAGAATTAATCAGATAAAGCTATGAAATCGGATATTGACATCAAGGATGATGTGTACAACATTGTCTCTTCTTCAAAATTAAAGACTGCTGTAACAGGTAGTCTTTGCAAGCGAGGAAGACCATACTATGGCACAGATAAAACTGGCAAGGAAGATATTTGTATCTCCGTGCTAGCTAATCAGACCTCGCAAATCCAAGAAGCTTTCGTGAATGTAAACATCTACGTTCAAGACCAAGCTATCACAAAGAAAGGCAATATCCAAAAGGAAGAGAACACGGCAAGGCTCCGTGAGCTATGCCAACTCTCTTTCTCCATCTTCGAAGCGGTTCATGGATCGGATTTCCGCTTATCTATGAGCGAGCAGAGGGTAATAGCTTGCGAGGGCACAAGTGAGCACATCATTAATAACAAATTATTGTATCAAACCATAAACGATTAAGATTATGTCAGTAACAACATGGGGAAAACCATCCATCTATGTTCGTGACCTTAGTTCTGAGACAAACAACTGGAAAAAGCTTGATACTCCAAAGGAGGGCACTACCCAGTTGAATCCTACCAAGGGTGATACAACAGAAGCTAAGGAGGAAGGTGGCGGTATTGTAGATTCCAAGACTGCTAAGTCCACCTACGAACTCGTATATCAAGAGTTTATAAAGAAGGGCATACCTCAGCCATTCCCTACCATTGATGGACTTATCGAAGGAAATTACGCAATCGCTGTTCAGCCAGAAGACGCAGAGAATCCTGGTGTCTATATCGGAAAGTCAACAGTAAGCGTAGAAGAGTCATACTCATCTGAGGATGGAGCTTTGATGCAGTACACCCACAAGGCTCTTGTGCCAGAAGGTGACGAGGTTGCAAAGACTACCAACAAGAAGGATGAGACTGTATATTGCCAGTTCCGTTGGCGTATCATCACCGCTAAGAAGGCTAAAGGTAAGGAAGGCGAATACGTTCTTACATTCAAGCATCCTGCAGGTGCTACAGACGTAGCGGAAATAACTGTTCCTAAGAATGGACAGGTCGAAGGCGAATCCTAAGGCTACGTTTAAATAACATATTGGTTTCTTTTCCACCTTCTGCCGATTGAGGGTTATCAGTCGGCAACCTACCCAAGTAGCTCAGTTGGTTAGAGCGAGACCAAAGTCCGTCACATAAAATCCAGTTGGTCTTTAAAATGCTGGTTGAAAGACGCAGGTTCGAGTCCTGTCTTGGGTGCTAACAAATTTTATTGGCTTATGAAGAATGACATCGAAATTGGCGCTAAGATAGCCATGGTGTTAACAGATACACCTCTAGGCATACAGGTAGGTAGAAGACATTTGTTTATCTACCCTCAGACTTTAGGCAAGATGTATTTGACTGCTCCATTGATTAAGCAGCTAGGCATCAAAGATGATAACTTAAAGCTGAATCCACTCATTGAAGCACTCCGTGTAGTAGAGGAGAATCGAAGTCTTTGCTGTAAGCTAATAGCCTACCACACCCTTCAGAAGAAATCCGATATGCTCAGTTCACGCATATTGAAGGCAAGAGAAAACATCATCTTCAAGTTCTGTGATAACGATGACATAGCTACTCTTCTCATCACCATACTCTCAGACAACAAGCTTCACGACATCATCACGGAATGTGGGATAGACAAGGAAGCAGAGCGTATGGAGAAGATAAACCAAGCCAAAGACTCCAGTAATCAGTATATCTTTGGTGGCAGAACTATTTGGGGCTCTCTCATTGACGCAGCTTGCGAGAGATACAAGTGGACCCTAGACTATGTTCTGTGGGAAATATCATACAACAACCTCACGCTTATGATGAAGGATAAGATAACTTCCATCTATCTATCCGATGAGGAAAGAAAGAAGGCTCACATTCCATCAGCAACAGAGAAGGTCTTCAGCGGAGATAACAAAGAGGACATCATGGAGCTGATCAGACAGAGCGAAGAGAATCCAATTTAGCCTCATTCACTAACAAGAACAAAGTAAAGAATAAAGGTTTGGGTGAGGAGGTGCACCTTTACGTAATTGACAGAATAAAAAAATGGCAAGTATCAAGTTTGACATAACAGGTGATAATTCATCCGTACTGAAAGCCTTTCGAGGGGTACAGGATGGAGTATCACAGACAGCAAGAGCAGTCGAGCAGCAGGGGCAGAGCATTGAGAACGTTTTCAATCGCATCAAGTCCGTTGCATCGATGGCTTTCGCTGGCTTTACGGCAAAGGAAATCATCAGCACACTGGGTACTGTCCGAGGAGAGTTTCAGCAGTTTGAGATTGCCTTTGAAACCATGCTCGGTAGCGGACAGAAGGCAAAGGGAATGATTTCGGACCTCGCCAACCTTGCTGCTACTACACCTTTCGATATGAAGGGTGTGGTAAATGGCGCAAAGCAGCTCCTTGCATACGGATTTGCAGCCAACGAGATTACCGATACCATGAGAAGGCTCGGTGATGTATCAGCAGGATTGGGATTGAACCTGCAGGACCTCACATGGCTCTATGGTACCACGATGGTACAAGGTCGATTGTTCACAAGAGACTTGATGCAATTTACAGGTCGCGGTATTCCTTTGACAGAGGAACTTGCCAAGCAGTTCGGAGTTACCAAGGATAAGGTTTCGGAATTGGTGACAGCAGGTAAGGTTGGTTTCCCCGAAGTCAAGAAGGCTATCGAAAGTCTTACCAATGAAGGCGGCAAGTTCGGTGGATTGATGGAAAAGCAATCTCACTCTATTACTGGTCAGGTACGCAATATTAAAGATACTATCGAAATGGCTATCAATGACCTTGGCACTCAGACAGAAGGCTTGATGAATGATGCTTTGGATATCACATCTACGGTTATTGACCATTGGAAGGAGATAGGTGAGGTTATCCTTGCAGCCGCATCTGCCATCGGTCTTTATAAGGCAATGGCGGTAAGTGTAGCAGCCTTTGATACAGCTACAGCAAATGTAGGCTATGCGGCTGAGTTGTCAGCCCTTGACGCATTACTTCCAAAGAAGGAAGAAGTAAAGAAGACAGACCTTGAAGAAGCAGTAGCCAAAGGTCAGTTATCAGCAGCGCAGGCGGAATTGGTAGCATCCAAGCGTGAAGAGGTTGCGGCTTACGTTGCCGAATTGCAAACCAAGGCAAAGGTTATGCAAGACGAGGTTCACGTATTGGAGAATAAGCTTGCGCTACAAGATAACGAAGTGCAATCACTCCAAGATGCTTATGATGCCCTTGACGATTATGTATCAGCAGAAGTCAGAGATACGGCAGCAACAAACCTCAATACGGCAGCAAACGAAAGAAACAATATAGCAAACCAACTTAAAGCAGCAAGAGAGAAAGCTGCAACGGCTGCAACCAATGCCAATACCGCATCCCAAGGCTTGAATACCGCAGCGACAGCTCGCGATACCGCAACCAAAGGAATATGGGCACAGGTTACTCTCTTATGCGAGAAGGCACAGAGGGCATGGAATGCTTCTATGTTCTCAAGTCCTCTTTTTTTGATAGCTGCCACCATCGCAGCAGTAACCTATGCCGTGTATAAGCTTGCTACCGCCGAATCGGCACATGAAACGGCAGTAAGGAAATCCAATGAAGCATGGGATGAGTTTGACAACAAGGTCAAGGAACGTCAGCAGAATATCGAAAGCCTTATCAGAACAATTCAGTCTGAGACAGCTACAGAATACGAGAAGGCAGAAGCTTACCAAAAACTCTCCAACCTCGCACCTCAGTTAACGGAACAATATTCACAAGCTCAACTTGCATCTGCCGATTTTGCTAAGACGCAGAAGGAAGTTGCCGAGAGCATGGATGAGTTGAAGTACGATAAGGCAGTTGAGGAAGTTGAGAAGTATCGAAAGAAGGTTGAGGAGCTTCAAATGCAACTCAGAGCAGACGCAGCCAATGGTGGTCAAGGGGGCATCACTATCTCATCACAGATAAACCAAGCCAAAGAAGACCTTGACCAAGCAGAAGAAAAGCTTTCCAACATCATCCAACTTCGAGACCAAGCAGCCGAGAATGCAAAGCCTATCGAAGTCCGCTTGCAAGAAGCACAGGAGAACGAAAGTGTACGTCAAGAAATCTTTGACTTCTATGACGAAGCAATCAATCTGGCTAACGATTGGCAAGCTGCCAACGAAACCATCAACTACGCCACAGGTGAGAGTAGATTGGATGCGTTCATCAATAAGGCTCAGAAAGAGATAGCAGGTCTTCGAGAAGACATCAAGAAGAATCCTGCTGATCTGAATCTCCGCATGCAGGAGTCTGAGAAAACAAAGGTTCTGAACAACCTTTTAGCTATGAAGAGGAATTGGGCGGTCACTGGAGCAACGACAATACCTTTGATTTTTAGGGCTCAATGGAATACCGCCAAACAATCCCTCAACCAAGCCAAAAAAAGAGCACAAGCGTTGGCTACCACTGGTTCTACGGAAACCTATCAGCAAGCTTACAACAAGGCGCAGCGCGAATACAATGCAGCCAAGAAGAAGGTTGCTGCTATGGAGAGAAATAAGAGCAAATACACCGCCACTCAGTACGAAACCGCCACCCAAAACTTGAAAGCAGCCAAGGATGCCTACTCTAAGCTAGGTGGTGATGTAAGTGGTAAGGTAGCGAAGGCAGCAGCAACGGCACGTAAGACTCGCATCAAGGAAGGAAACAAAGCTATCAGAGTCCAGGAGGATTTAAACAACCGCTTGAAGGCTTTGCAGCAGAAAAATACAGATGAAACTATCTCCCTCATGCAGGAAGGAACGGAGAAGAAGCTTGCTCAAATCAAGAACGACTATGCCAAGCGCAAAGCCGAGATTGACAAGCAGGAAGCAGAGTTCAAGAAGAAGAACAAGGAAGCTGGCAAGAAAGTAACCCTTACCTCTGCTCAGTCCAATGCCCTCTCCAAGGCTAGAGACCTCGCTACACAAGAGTACAACAAGAAGCTTGATGAGGTCAACAGGGAAGCCCTCACCTCTATGCGTGACTACTTGAAGGAGTATGGTTCTCTCTATCAGCAGAAGCAAGCCATTGCCGAAGAGTACGAGGAGAAGATTGCCAAGGCTCAGACACAGGGTGAAAAGCTCTCTCTTCAGCAGCAGAGAAAGAAGGACCTCCAAACCATCGAGATAAACGCTATCAGACAGAACATCGATTGGGGAAGCATCTTCGGAGACTTCGGAGCTATGTTCAAGGACCAACTGGAACCAACAATAAAGAAGCTGCAAGAGCTCTCCAAGAGCACCACAGATATTAATGAGCAGAAGACCATACAGGAGCTTATCTCCAAGCTACAAGGCTCTGCCACCATCTGGAATAGTGACATCTTTAAGAAGGTTTCGGATGACATCAACTCCTATCAGTCAGCCATGCAGGGCTATATTGATGCACAGGAGCGTGAGGAAGAAGCCACGAAAGCCGTTACAAAGGCGCAGGAAGACCTCGCTAAGGCTAAGAAGAGTGGTGACAAGACAAGTATCAGCAAGGCTGAAGCCAACCTCTCTAGAGCGCAGGGCGTACTTGCTACCGCATCTAACAACGTTTTGGAGTTCGGTTCATCAGTTCAGAAGGCATCATCAGACTTGCAGACATCTGCACAGAAGGCAGTTTCTCAGTTCCAGCAGCTTGAAAATGGCTTGCAGGGTCTTACATCGGGGTCGCTCAAAGGCATAGGAAACTCTATCCTAGGGCTTGACAAGCTTTTCGGTGGCTCTATGCAGAAGGACGTTGCCAACACGCTTGCAAAGGGCATCCAAGGGTTGCTCGGTAAAGATAGTGACGCAGCTAAATCTCTGACGAAAGCTTTAGGGGATAGCGGTATGGCAGGTGAAATAATTTCCGCAATACTCGGCATCCTCGATATTCTGAAAGATGGCTTCGGAACACTTATCAGCAACCTCATGGACACGGTCTTTGGCGCAGTAACGGGCATCCTCGATGATGCTTTATCGGGTGACATCGTTATGAAGCCATTGAAGAGTATCGGGAACAACGTTTCTCATATCCTCAACACGCTTTCATTCGGTGGCTTCAATAGTCTGTTCGGTGGAGATGGAAATGCCAAGAAAGTCAATGATACCATCGAAAGACTGACAGACAGAAATACCCTCTTGCAGCAATCCATCGAGGATTTGACTGATGCAATGGAAAACTCCTTTGGCTCCAAGGCAACCTCATACTACGAGCAAGCCTACAAGAATCAGCAGGAGACCAATCAGAACTACCTCGACATCGCAAAGGCGCAGGCAAGCTATCACGGTTCGCACCACTCATGGAACGCTTATTGGAGCGGTTTCGGTAGTGACGAGATGGATTGGATCAAGAAGAACGTAAAATCAGATTTCAATGGCGACCTCTTCTCCCTCAGTCCAGATGAAATGAAGCTCCTCCGTGGTAACGTTGCTATTTGGGAGCACATCGAGAACACTGGCAAGGGTAACTATGGTGGGCGTCTGACGGAGAAGCTGAATGACTACATAGACCAAGCGGGCAAACTGGATGAATTATCCGACAAGCTGAAAGAAAGTCTTACGCAGATTTCTTTTGACAGCATGAAGGATAGCTTTATATCAGACCTTATGGATATGAGCAAGTCAGCGCAGGACTTCGCAGACGATTTCGCTGAAATGATGCAGAAGGCTCTTCTCTCCTACTCCATGGAAGACCTCATCAATGGCGACTTGAAGAAGCTCTATGATGATTGGGCACAGGCTATCAAGGACAACGATGGCAAGCTTACCGAAACAGACATAGAAGCATTCAACAAGCGTTACGATGATATAGTCCAGGAAGGCTTGAAGAGACGTGATGATTGGGCGAAGGTGACAGGCTACACTGGTTCCTCATCCTCTTCACAGACCGCAACAAGCGGAGGATGGGCATCTATGGGGCAAGATACCGCAGACGAGCTGAATGGTCGCTTCACCGCCCTGCAGATTGCAGGAGAGTCCATCGCTCAGAACATGACTACCACCATATCTCAGATGGAGAGCATCGTTACACTCGGAATCTCAACCAATGGCGCGGTATTGGAGATTAGAAACATGATGATTATGACAAACAGCTACCTCGAAGACATAGTGAAGTATTCAAAGCTCACCTATAATGACTTCGGAACAAAGCTGGATGATATGAACAGAAGATTAAAGGATATTTGACCTCTATAGGCTTTTCGCTTGTCAGCCCTTACAACTATACTCAACAATAGCAAAAGCGGCTCACAGCGAAGCCTATGAGGTTATTTAATGATTAAATAGTCATGACTAACGGACAACTTTATATCAATGGCAAGGATGCCTACCTTACGTGGGGCATCTTCTTAGACGAAACCGCCCTCAGTACGCTCATGACCCCTGCACCAAACAAGGAGTTCATCAGCAACAAGTATCGCTCTAAGGACGGAAAGTCAGTTATCAAGCACAATCCTAGATTGGATGAGAGGGAGATAACGCTGCCGTTCAATATGACCGCCAAGGACTCAGATACGTTCATGACGAACTATGCTAGGTTCTGCGAGGAGGTTCTTGCCAAGGGAGAATTGGTTATCCGCACCCGATTCCAGCCTAATGTGTGGTATCGGTGCATCTATCTCTCCTGCACTCAGTTTAGTCAGTTCATTCGGGAAATGGCAAAGTTCAGCCTAAAGCTCAACGAGCCAGACCCTAGTGACAGAGGTGAAACAAGTAAATACACAAGCTATGATTCAGATAAAGAGAAATAACAAGGTATTCTTCACACTAGAGGACTTCGGTGAGGGCTCTAAGCTGTCATATCAGCTTATGGACCACCACTACATCATCTTGAAGTTCACTACGGCTACTCCTATCTATTTCGAGATTGGGGACTCCGTGGAGATTCCCGACTTCGGCTACTTTGAGCTTACATCATCATACTTCCCTAAGCACAATGATAGTGATGGCTACGACTACGAAATGCAGATGGATGCCTACTATATGTCTTGGAAGAATAAGCTTTGCAAGTATCGCCCTCAGCACGGAGCAAACGAAACCTCGTTCAAGCTCACCACAACGGTAGGCGTACACATGAACGTTATACTCGGCAACTTAAAGGCGCTAGGTCTTACGTACAATGGCAAGGATTTCTCCGTTGACTACACTACATACAACAACAAGGCTTTCGATGTTCAGAAGAGATTCTTGATCGAGTACGGCTCCATCAGTATTCTCGATGCTCTCAACGCCATCTGTTCCGAAGACGCACTCAACTGCGAGTGGTGGATAGATGGTTCTATCATATACCTTGGATATTGCGAAATGGAAGGACAGACAACATTCGAACAGGATGTTAATGTTCTGTCTATGTCCTATTCGGAATCCAAGTCAACTTATATCACAAGACTGTACGCATTCGGCTCAGACAGAAATATTCCGAAAGGATATTTCACTGGTGCCGATGCGGACGTTACCACCGATGGTGTCGCTACTGATTACCTCATGCTCCCTAACAAGGAAGTAGATAGTGATGGGTTCTACGCCAAGGATGGTTACCTGGAGAATGTGAATGTCGTGAAGAACGACAAGCAGGCTATCGAAGGTGTCGTTATGTTCGATGAAGAATATCCGAAGGTTGAATGCATGGTCAGCAGTATCAAGACCTATGATAGCACCGTTGATAACGATGATGGAACAAAGACCACACAGACGTTTTGGCAGGTCACTTCTACAGACTCTTTCACTAATAGCTTCAAGGAGAGTTGGATAAAGAGTAACCTCACTCTAGGCATCAAGTTCACTAGCGGTGCTCTCATGGGTATGGAGTTCGATGTCAGCTTCAAGGTTATCGACAAGGTTAACTACTTCGAGATTGTGGCTAATGACACTTACGGAAGAACTCTCCCCGATGGTGTCATGTGCCCAAAGGTTGGTGATAAGTACTTTCTGTTCAACTGGGACGCAACCAAGATTACAGATACGGACCTCATCCCTACTGCTCAGTTATCTCTGTTCGATAGAGCGAAGCAGTACTATCAGAAGACCATGATCAGCAATTCAAACTTCACCTGCACGATGGATGGCGACAAGTTCTACAATGATGGGATATATGATTACCATCCTCTCGGTGAACAGGTAAAGCTGATTAATGATATGTTTGCGCAGGTGGATGCAGATGGCAAGCACTACCGAAACTCTCGTATCATCGGAATGGAGATACCTTTGGATATCCCTTATGACCACCCTCAGTACACTGTAGGAGAAAAGGCTGCAACAAGCCGGTTGGGTAAGTTGGAAGACAAGGTTGATTCCATCAAGGTGAATGGAATGCAGATAGGCGGCACGGGAAGCGGTAATGGTGGAGGTGTCTATGTAATTGGCATGAACGATACCACTCCTGCATCCGATAGTAACGTTTATTCTGCTAGACGTTCTAGGATGGAGTTTATATCTAGGCTGCTGGATAACACAGCAAAGGGCACAATCACATGGGAGAAGGTGCAGAAGTTCTTTAGTGGATTGTTTGTCGGTAACCGCAACAATGAGAACGGAGGCTCCTGGACTCCCGATGCAGAAGGTCGTTCGCACCTCATCACAGATTATCTTGAGGTAAGAATGAAGGCTATCTTCGAGGAGCTGGTCATCAATAAAACATCCACTATCGGTGGTAAGGAGATAATCTCTCCTGCTGGTGGCGTGGTGGCTAATAAGGTAGAAGAGGTTACTGTGACATATAATAATGTGTCACAGAAGGCTTATCGTTGCTATTTCTTAGCAGAGCAGGAAGGCGATGCCGTGGATAATGATTTCGCTATTGGCGACCAGGTGCGTTCTGAGTCATTCAACGTTCGCAAGGGAACTTATCACAAGGCTGGCAATCACTTCTATTGGCGATTGGCAATCGGTCGTGACGAGGAACCTGTAGAGTTGGAAGGAAAGAAATATCATTATATCGACCTCTCCGATACCGATTGCGCTACGGCAAGCGATGTACCTGCTAAAGGTGATGTGTTCAACCAGTGCGGTAATAGAACCGATGTAGAGCGTCAGAACTGCCTTATCTTCTCTGCGGTAGATACCTATTCGCCATCCGTCAGCCTCTATCACGGCATCAACAGCTACTCCTTTGCAAACAAGGAATATGTGGAATATGGTGTGAATAAGCAGACTAACAAGGCATTTTTTAATGTCTATGGTGATATGTATGTAGGCGACCGACCTACTAAGGAGAATGGCTATGAGGGTAGTAGCTACATCAAGTATGACAGCGCAACCAAGCAGGTATCTGTTAAAGGCAAGATTTCTGCCAAATCCACTGTGGATGGCAAGGAACTGTCTCAGTATATTAAGGAGAACTCAGCGAAGGGCTTGACCGAGGAGCAGGTGAACAATATCATCAATAACTCGCAGGTGATAGCCGACCTTCAGAATCAGGTGGATGGGGCTATCGAGACGTGGTTCTATGATGGTGTGCCTACGTTGTCAAACAAGCCAGCGAGTGATTGGAAGACAGACAAGGACAAGAATATCCACCTAGGCGACCTCTATTATGATAACAAGACGGGCAAGGCATACCGCTTTGCCAAGGACGGTAACATCTATAAGTGGACTATCATTACAGATACCGACATCGCCAAAGCCCTCTCCGATGCCAGCAAGGCACAGGAGACCGCAGACGGCAAGATGAAGGTGTTTAGCACTCAGCCTACACCACCTTATCAGTTGGGCGACATTTGGGTAAACGCTACCTATCCTACAGATGGCAGCATCTACAAGAATGAAGTATTGCGCTGTCAGACCAACAAAGCGGCTGGTTCTCAGTTCGCCATTGCCGACTGGATTAAGGCTTCCAAATACACCGATGACACCGTGGCTAACGCAGCAAAGAAGGCAGCGGAAGAGGCGAAGAAGGCGGCAGAGACCGCACAGACGAACATTACGAATCTCGGCAAAACCGTCACCATCAACAAGAAGGCATTCGATAGCTATGTCAAGGATGGCTATCTAGAGCCTTCTGAGATTGCGGCTATGGCGCAGGATTCCAAGCGACTTGAAGATGCTTTCGCAGCTGCCGAGAAGTCGTACAATGAAGTGAAGGGAGCAGAGGTGTTAAAGAGTACGAAAGAACTCACCGACCTTAATACTGCTTTCACAACACTCACTACTGCCAAGAAAGAACTCATCGAGTATCTTTCAGATATTTCTGCGAGATATAATGCTGCTGATACTAAAGGCAAGGCTACCATCGTTTCAGCCGTTGGAACGAAGTTCACCAACTTCCAGTCAGCATACAGTGCATTCTATGACAAATTGGGTTTGGCGAACGCATATATCACTAGCAAGATATATGGTGACTTGAAGCAGAATATTACCGACCTTGCAGGTTACAAGTACATCAAGGATGCACTCGGTCAGACAACAGATATTGATGGGGGGCTTGTAATGACAACACTCCTCGCTTTGAGAGACGCAGAGGGAAACGTTCAGAGCGGTATCAACGGAGCAATTGACCCGAATAGAGGAAAGAAGAGTATCGCAACGTGGTGGGGCGGTCGTATGGTGGATAAGGACTATAATAGCGGAAATCTTACCCCTGCAACCTCCCTCATTCGCTTCGATGGCTCTGGCTACCTTGCTAACGGGGCTATATGGTGGGACGTTGACGGAAAGGTACACGCAGACCCTACATCTTTCATCATCAGCGAGAAGAACCTTGGTGCATACCTTGCTTTCTTCGAGCCTACATGGAAGAGTGGAAGCGATGGCTCTAGCATCAAAGACCTTGTGGCATTGACACCACAAGCTCCTTTCAAGACACTCACCGTTAGTAACGATTTGTCCGTGGAGGGAAAACTTAAGATTGGTAGCATTACCCTCAGCGTGGTAAATGGTGCTTTGAAGATTGATGGCAATGTGTATTCCACAGGTGGCATGAGCGCATACGGCGAGGGCACTAGCAATGGTGGTGGCTTGAACGGAAGCATCGTTCCTTTCGACAAGGCTAAGTCCTTGACGGCACAAAACGAGGGAACGGAGATTGCTTCAGCTTGGTCTATCAAGAAGCTCTATGATATGATTAACAGCATTGATGTCACAGGACAGCTGGCTGACTACTTGAAGAAGACGGAAGCATCTACCTTGTATCAGCCAAAGGGGAACTATCTCACCTCCCACCAAGACATCAGCGGAAAGAGTGACAAGACACATACGCACAGCGTGAAGATTAATGGTGTCACGAAGACCATAGCAGCCACAGGTGGAACAGCCGTTGACTTGGGAACTTACCTTACTTCTCATCAGTCCTTGGCTGCTTACTTGAAGTCTGCCGATGCGGAGAAGACCTATAGCAAGTTGGGACACACCCACGCATTCAGCGAGATTACGGGAAAGCCAACAACACTTGCTGGCTATGGAGTCACCGATGGAGTCAATGCGGTATCGGTCACAGGCAATGGGAACGCCGTTACTAGCGCAAGCATAGACGGTCACACCTTGACTTTGACAAAGGGAAGCACATTCTCCCTCAGCGGTCACACCCATACCTTCGCTAGCTTGACCTCAAAGCCAACTACAATCGCAGGATATGGCATCACGGACGCTTATACCAAGGCGCAAGTGGACTCGACCATTGCTAAGTATCTCCCTCTTGCAGGAGGAACGATAACAGGTGCGCTTACCGTCAACGGCATCGCTACCTTCAAGAGCAAGGTTGCCATTGGCGACATCTACATCATCAATGATGGAAGCGGCAATCTCTACGTTCAGAAGACGGACGGAAAGACCGCCGCCAACTTCTATGCGACAGGCGGCATCACGGCTTTCGGTGCTTCTTCCGTCAGCGGTGGCCCAGGAAGCGGATTGAACGGCTCAGTCCTTGGCTTCGAAAAGGCTGCAGCCATGACTTCCGCCGACAACGGAGACAGCAGCAAGACGGAAGTTTCATTCCTTGCTACTGCTTGGAGCATCAAGCAGCTCAACGACAAGATAAACGCATTCGGGACAGGCGTGTTCTCCGACTATCTTACGATAGCAGCTGCCAAGGCTACCTATCAGCCAAAGGGTAGCTATCTTACTTCGCATCAGACCATCTACGGCTTGACTATTCAGAAGAATGGTACAAGCCTAGGCACTTACACCCCAAACTCTGCTGCGAAAACCATAAACGTAACCGTTCCTACCAAGTTGTCCGAACTCAGCAATGATAGCGGATATACTAAGAACACAGGTACGGTCACATCGGTTGCAATCTCTGTCCCAACTGGGCTTTCGGTCAGCGGCTCGCCTATCACTACCAATGGAACTATTGCCATTGCCCTTGCTTCTGGTTACTCCATTCCTACTACTGCAAAGCAGACAGCTTGGGATGGTGCGGTATCAGCAAAGCATACTCATAGCAATAAGTCTGTACTGGACGGCATTTCATCCACTAAGGTAAGTCATTGGAATAGTGCCTATGACTGGTACGCCCTTATGACTACTGACGAGGAGACTGCGGACGGAATTATCAATAAGTGGAACGAGGTGGTGAGCTTCCTCGCCAATATTGCGCAGACAGACACTTTAAGTGGTATCGTTGACGGAATCAACAAGTCTATATCTGACGAGGTAGCAAGAGCGAAAAAGGCAGAAGGGGTAAATGCTTCGGGCATATCCGCAAACAAAGGGAGTATTGCCACCTTGCAAGGCTACTTCACAAACGGTTCAGCGAAGAAGGCTCTCCAGCTTACTAATGCTCGCAAATTGTGGGGAAATTCGTTCAATGGCACTGCTGACATCAATGGAAGCATCATCGTGCCTAGTGGAAAGTATATCTCCATCGGTAACATCAAGTTGGAGTATGATGCAGCTAATAAGGCGTTGAAGATTACGAACACTACGACTAACGAGGTGGCAAACCTCTATGCCACTGGTGGCATTTCTGCCTATGGAGAGGGAAGCGCTGGAACAACAGGAAGCAACAACTTCTCGGCAAAGGCGTATGCCGATTCCATCAAGCTCACAAGCGAGAACCTTAGCGAGATTGCAAGTGCCTATTCCATCGCCGTGCTTAACAACTCGTTGAACGCTGCCATTGGTAGAATCTCCACCTTGGAGGGTGGTAGCGCAACAAGCATTGAAACCACAGGCTCAGGCAATGCCGTAACTAGCGTGTCGAAGAGTGGAACAAAGATAACCTTCACAAAAGGCTCTACATTCTCGCTCAATGGGCATACACATACTTTTGCAAGTTTGACCTCTAAGCCAACAAGTCTCAGCGGATATGGTATCACAGACGGTGTGAATGCCGTTAGCGTAACAGGTTCTGGGAATGCGATAACAGCCGCATCTGTTAGTGGGCATACCTTGACCTTGACGAAGGGTAGCTCATTCAGCTTGTCTAACCATACTCACTATATAGGAACGACACAGGTACAGGGCAGCAGTGCCGAGCAAGCATTGACTGGAATAACCAAGATTGACAACATCTTGAAGTTGTCAAAGGCTAGTGTCACCGTCAACACAAGTTACAAGGCAGAGCAGAATCGCTTGGTGATTTATGGAAGTACCTATGGCAACGATGCAAACTACATCAAGTCGGCAGGAAAGCTGTCCTATGGCGATGGCGGTCCACAATTGGTTTTCTCAACTGGCGAGAACCCAGATGCAAGTGGTGCTCAATCGGCTGCATTGGTTTATACTGACCATGATAAGATTGGAACAGGTGTAAGCCTTTCTTTCGTTACGAACCAAAGCGATGCTTACTTCATCGCTCCACACATCAAGGCACTCACGGCGTTCCAAGGAAACCTTGCGTGGAGCTATATCACCAACAAGCCAACCACCTTGTCGGGATTTGGCATTACTGATGGCTTGCGTTCGGTAACTCAACCAAGTGGAAGCAACGTGTTCGTTACAGGCATATCCACTAGTGGAACAGCCGTCACCTACACCAAGAGCTACACAAAGAAGAGCCTTTCTGCGGTGGGCACTTCGGGATGGATTAACGCATCGATCGATGGCAACATCATTCCTGACATGAGCTTCATAGCTTACTGGAACGGAGCATATAGTGGCACAAGTTCAAACCTCGCCTATTGCAACAAGGGTGCTTTCGGCTCGTTTGCCATCAAGAACAGCCTTGCCTTCTCAGAACTCACAAGCAAGCCGACAACGATAAGTGGGTATGGCATTACTGATGCTTATACGAAGTCACAGGTGGATGCCATCGCCGCAAAGTACTTGCCTTTGACAGGTGGAACGCTCACAGGTCAGCTTAAGATTGTGGCAAGCGCATTGAATGGTGCTTACAATGGATTGCTCATAGGCGATGATTGCTACATTGGTGATTGTAACTTAGGCAACACTATCGGCTTGATGGGCGTTGGCAACAACAACGCAGGAATGGTGAAGTTCGGCAAGGGAGGTATGCAATTCGGTTACAACGGCTCGAATCACATAGCTTCGACTACCGCACAATGGACAAACCTCAATGCGGATTTGCTCGATGGTTGGCACAAAGACAACATCGTATGGTCGGGAGCGGTAAACAGCAACACCGCAAGCCTTTCCCACTATTGGGCTAAGTTGTTTGACATTACCGTCACAGATAACCGATATGATGATAGAAGTTTCACGTTCCTCTTCTCCAACGGATATAACGATACCTATTCGGTTGTCGTGTTGAAAATCCGTCAGAATGGAGCGAAGGACTCTGGGGCATACAACTTTAGCATATCCTTGCGTGAGTTGGTTGGAAACATGTCTTCAAGGTTGCGTGTGTACTACAACAATGCAACTGGCAATGTTCAACTTTGGGGAAATTGCCAAGGTCAATATGGAAGTCTGTCTTACACTATCATCAAGAAGACAGGGCGCACGTCTGCCGATTTCACAAGCCAAGGAACTTTGGTGACAAATACATCGTTCTCTGCGGCTCAAAGCTTGCCAGCAACCACAGGGGATAGTCCTTATACCTTGCTTGATGGTGCTACGAGAATTGGCATTGTGAAGCAAGCAGATCAACTTGTAACGGCTCGCTCGCTATGGGGGCAGTCCTTCAACGGAACAGCAAACGTGAGCGGCAACATGACAGGTGTGGGCAACATCAATACTTCCGCAGCACCAGCAGGAACTATCTACACAAACAACTGGTTCAGAAGCAAGGGAAGCACTGGTTGGTATAGTGAAGACCACGGCGGCGGTTGGTACATGAGCGACAACACTTGGATTCGCAACTGGGGTAGCAAGGATGTATACCTCTCCAACAAACTTAGCGTGAATGGTAACGTCGGCATCGGAACGACCTCACCATCTTACAAGCTGCATGTTGTTGGCGACATCTACACAACAACCAAGGTGAACATCAACGGCATCGTCTTGGAGAAGGATTCGGACGGTAACTTGAAGGTCAACGGAAACCTCTATGCCACAGGTGGAATAAGCGCATACGGAACTAGCTCTGCTGGAAGTGGCGGTGGATTGAGCGGTAGCGTTCTCGCATGGGACTCCGCTATCAAGATGCCTAACGCTACGAATGGAAGTTCCGACACTACCAAGACGGAATCATCTTTCTTGGCCAGTGCTTGGTCTATAAAGCAGCTTTACAACAAGGTTACTAGCTTGGAGGGTGGCTCGGCAATGAACGTTAGCGTGAGCGGAAGCGGAAATGCCGTGACTTCCATCAGCAAGAGCGGCACTACTATCAGCGTTGTTAAGGGTAGCACGTTTAGCCTAAGTGGGCATACCCACAAGTGGGCAGACATCACGGATAGACCATCTTCGTTGAAGAACCCAAGTGCCCTCTCATGGAGCGGATATTCAAGCGGAAGCTATGATGGTAGTGTCGCAAAAAGCATATCCATCCCTAACAACACGAACCAACTGACGAATGGGGCTGGATTCATTACAGCTAGCGCAAGCATCACAGGTAACGCCGCAACAGCAACCAAGGTGAACCACTCCCTTTCGGTCTTCGGCAAGTCATTCAATGGTTCGGCTGATGTGACCGTTGCGGACACGGACTTGATTACTTCCATATCAACAGCCACAGCGAACTTGACCGACAAGACGGAGATTCTTACTTCCTGGGCGAGCGACAATGGATTCAACGACAGCAACGCCAAGAATAGGATATATAGGAGACCAGCATCGGCAATATGGGGTTACATTAACAGCAAGACAATCTCCAATGCGGATAAGTTGGATAATGTCCATCTCAACGGCATATTCACCGCTTTGAGCAACACGAACAATGGAGTGAGCATGACAATCGGAACGGTTGCTAAATCGTTGGCGAACATGCAAGTGTACTCAGCGACAAAGTTGGTGACGGCTAGGAACATCGCCCTTAACGGCGACCTTATGGGTAATGCCAACTTCGATGGCTCTGCCAACATCACCATCAATGGCTACATGAGCTATTGTAATGCAACCGTCAGCAACACCAACACTTATCCTTGGCGAAGAATAGCTAAGGTGAATGAGCTTACAGGTAATTATTCAGATGGCTGCATCTTACTCTATATCTCTGAAGGCTTCATTGGCGGCTGTTATGGAATAGCCAGAGTCTACATAAGAACGGATAACCTCTCCACAGGTGCAAACGCAAGTTGTAGCATTCAGTGGATTTCTCGCAACGGCTACGGATTGGACAGCTTGAAGATTGCAATGTACAAGACCACAGGCAAGGCATACTATGATGTGTTCCTTAAGATGCGTAGCGCATATGCTTCTGTTGTAATCAGAACGTTGCAAGACCAGCGTGGTGGCTTGGGCAAGAGATTCACCTTGGTTAATAGCACGGAGGCAAGCAACGCCGCAAGCCATACCGAGGCATACGCAACCATTGAGGACGCAGCGACCGCCATTCACAACCAAGCCTACACAAGCATCGCACAAGGCTCTGACGTGGCAACGGTGCATAATGCGGACATGGTGGACGGAATACACGCCAGCGGATTGTTTACGAACTTGTCTAACAGCGGAAACAGCTTGTCTATAACGGTCGGAGGAACAAACAAGACGCTGACCGTCAACTATGCGAGCAATGCAGGAAATGCCGACACGTTGGATGGGGTTCATGCCTCGGGCTTGTTTACTAATCTGTCCAATAGTGGGAACAACATCTCCATTACCATTGGCGGCACGAATAAGACGTTGACAGCTGCCTATGCCACGAATTGTGACACCGTGGACGGCTATCATGCTCAGTCAGGAAGTAGCAAGCCGTATGGCAAGATTCCTGTAATTGGAACTGATGGCGTGATAGAACTTGGACATTGCATTGATTTCCACCACGACAACACCACAGGCAGCGACTATTCCGTAAGGTTGCATACCAACGGCAACCACGGCAATGTGGTAACACTTCCTACGGCGACAGGAACTTTGGCACTTACATCAGACAATGTTGCCAGTGCTACGAAACTTCAAACCGCAAGAACCATCTGGGGACAGTCGTTCAACGGAACGGCTAACGTGAGCGGTGCTTTGAGCGGTGCGACCACCATCAGCGCAAGCAACACCATCAGTACATCGTTGCAGAATGGTGCGCTTAAGATTGGTAACAAGTCTGCTCCGATTAGTGCCATTGATGCGCAAGTTATTTTCAACACAGGTGCTGCGGTTCGTTTTGGTGAAACTGCTTGGGATTGGGATCAATGGGCAGGATTGAAGTACACTCATAGCAACAAGACTGTCTACCTTGGCATTGCGGACGGAAGTGTGTTCAACGCAAGAAATGCGCAGAGTGGTGGTAAACTTCAGCTTAAGGCAATAGATAGAATACTGTTTGATTCAGATTCCGACAGCTTTCAAATACATTGTGATAATAGCAATGATTATCTTCGTATTGGCTCTTCTGGTAATAGTGGATACGTATTAGTTTCAGATATTGGTAATTGGGACACAGATGATAATGGAGATGATACTAATAATTGGCTGATAAGTATAGATGGTACTGGTACGTTTAAGAGTATTTATTGTCCAAGTATTTATACTGCTAATAGTATTATTTCTACACGAAACAAAGCTTTGTTGCTTTCGGGGAATGTTATACGAGAATATCATCGTGATGGCTCACCTTATAATAGTTCCATTACATTTAATGAAACCACTTTAGATTTAAGTGCTTATGGTAACATAGGGCTTACTAGCTCACATGGTATAACCATCGAAGGTGGAAGTGGTACAATATCAATGGTAGCATCGGGTGGTTTTAATGTAACTTATCGTGCTGCTAGTCTCAGCGTCTCTCAAACAGGAGCTTCGGAATATACTTGGACTTTTAACAATGGCTCTATCAAGACAACAGGCGGCATAACAGCTTATCAGTCTTCCGATGAACGCTTGAAGCACAACATACACGGCGTTGACAGCTTGGCTATCATCAAGGCAATGGGTGGAACGGTGGCATTCCGATACAATGAAGACGACAAGGCTAGCATCGGATGGATTGCCCAAAGGGTTCTTCACAACACATTGATGCAAGACCTTGTGGAGAAGGACGAAGACGGCTATCTTAAGATTAACTATTGGTCGCCAAAGCTGATTGCTGTAGCCTTCGGTGCTATCGAGCAAGTTGACGATGAGGTCGCCAAGTTGAAGGCTAGGGTTAGAGAGTTGGAGAATGAAGTTGAACAATTAAAAAGTGATAGATTATGAGTTTGAAAGATGGAATCATCAGTGCTCCTGTGAGCATAGACGATGTTAAAAGTGTTCTTGGAGAGAGTAGCAACGACCTTGCTACCCTCTGCAAGAGCGACAATATAGACAAGTGGGCGGAACACAAGCCTGTAGTTTACAAGGCTAATTTCGATAGTAATGACGGCAAAGGTAATGGAAATTATGGCTTGTCTCCCGTAATCGTGGAAGGAGATAGCAGTTATACGAACGACAAAACAGCCATGAGTAACATTATACAGGCGATACTTAAAGGTAATGATGATTGGGTTTATGCTCATCCTACGGGAGGAGTTAATTCTCCATACCGATTAGGAGACTTTGTAGGATATAAGAATAAGAATTATCCACCTTTTTACATGAATTATGATAAGGAGGTTTCGGTTAATGTGCAAGTAACGCCTACATACATGTGGGGGATAACGGAAGGCGAAGACTTGCTGTATAGTAAGTTTAGTTTGTTCGACAATAACGACCTTTATCTTTGGGGATTTTATTCAAAAGACCCAAACTTCAAGTCGTTCAATTATTTTCGCTCGGACTCTCCAATAGCAGAAGGTGCAAGAGTGGGAACGCAAATAACAGTTGGCTTAGGAAGGCAATACTTTGTCTTTGCAATGGGCAATGCTAAAGGTAATAAGTTCTTAACCATTCCAAATAGTTATGGTAAAGCGAAACTGACTTCTTATCCCTTATCCGCTGTATTCTACAGGAGTTTCTTTGAGGAAGACTTGTCGTTGATAACAGCCGATAGTAAAGACCAAATAAGTGTAGGCTATGGAACTTATAGCCTTTATACATTATTAGATTTAGAAGAGGAATATGGAGATGGACTACATCTCATTTTGGCAGTAAATAGATATAGAGATTTTTATATCACTTTCTATGGCACTCCGCTGACAAATTCTTCTTATGAATTAACGGATGTAAAGCTAAGTTACGAAGGTTCTGACTATAACTTGTCAGACTTGGAAATAGACAAAAACCCTGCTGGTTCGTTAAGTCTCATAAAAGGAAAGAGCCAATACTTTAGTTTCCACTTTAAAAATGTATTTAGTGATTATGATGCAACGATAAACCAACCAAAGCAGTTGGATATTCAGCTAAAGATAAAAGGTAACACCATTATTAACTTATATGGAACAAAGCTATATAGCATAGGAGGTAAGGCAATAAACGAAGATGGCTTTGTTCCTTACAAGTATAATCAGTATTAATTAATTTTTCAAACTACAAAATTATGAAAGTAACATTAGGTAAAATGACAGAGTTCAAGAGAGAGGTTGACATCGTGAACGATTCAACCAAGGTTAATGGAAATGTAGCCGTCAGTGACGGTAACATTATGAGTGTAGACAACGGTGTGGTGTTGGACGGCGACGGCAACCAGATTGCCACGTTCAGCCAGTATTCCACGGACAACTTGAACGTGAACTACAACACTTCCGACTTGCAGAAGATGATTGATGCCGTGACCAACATCAACGCCTTCTCCGCCTATGTCAAGGAGCACGTGAATGAGTTGTCGGAGGGTATTGCTGCCGACTCTGCGAACGAGTAACAATTAGCTTGATTTGTGGGTGCGAAAACGAAAAAGTGAGTAACACCCACTTTCTTGCTAATTGTTTAGATATTAAAGTGTTAAATGCTTGCGTATGTGCAAATTATTTTGTACCTTTGTAAGCGAATTTATTTATCAATAAATCAAGCGAATTTATGAAAAAGATTAAGACAATCGAGGCGGTTAACGCCTACAAGACATTGAAGGGCTTCAAGACAAGCTCTTTGAGTGAGGAAACTATGCTGGCGGTATGGAAGAACATGAAGGCTCTCCGTTCCATCGCCGACACCTTCGACAAGGACAAAGAGGAGGCGCAGGAGTCCTTGAAGGATGACAAGTTCGAGGAAATGCAAGGCAAGCTCAAAACCGCACAGGAGAACGAGCGCAAGATGAAGGAAGAGGGCTACACCTACACCAAGGAGGACACAGACCTCTTGCAAGAGGTGAACGCCTACTTCGCTGGCTTCAGCAAGAAGACCATGGAATACTTCAACGAACTCGCCGACAAGGAGGTCGAGGTGGAAATCACCGAGGTCGAGGAAGCCGAGCTGCTTAAGGCTATCAAGGCTTGCGAGAAGAGCTTCGATGACATGGAGATGCTCGCTTGCATCTGCAAGTAACGTAAAAGAAAATGAGAATATTTCTTTATTGTGGGCGGCTGATTATTTCGGTCGCCCATCATTTTTTACTTACAATCTGTAATTTACACCCCCCATTTTTGCAGCCATCTACTTTCAGATTGTTACTTTTCGCAAAGTTTAACACAGAAACATTCTCATTTCCATTAATTTTGTGCAAAAAAGTGTATCTTTGCAACATTATTTAATTTAAATCAACGAATTATGAACAATTAACTATAGACAAAAGGAGGATTAATAATGACACAAGAACAAGAAGCCGAAGTCCAACGATTGATAAAGGACATTGATGCGACGGAGATGATGAGGATGCTAATGAAGCATGGTAACGTCCAACGGTGGATAAAAGACATTGATGTGACGGAGCTGATGGGGATGCTCATGAAGTATGGTAACCGATATTCCAGAAGAATCTTGAAGTTCTTCAGATGGTTCTGCAAATACGTTCCAATAATTATTATGTGCTTACACGCATACGGAATGTGGGATTTCTCGCAGCATCCAAGGGAAATGTTCATAACAAACAATGAGAATTTTCCCTGCTATTTATTTATCTACTTTATGGTGTACATCTTGCCGATGGTTTTGATATTAGCAAGCCGATTCTTCTACCTATGTTGGAGATATAGAATACCCTTCTTTTATTTCTTTGGTGTGAATGCTGCTCACATCGTTGAATGGAGTTGGTATACAACTCAAGATATGATTGATTCCTGCTTTACTATTATGATAGTAACAGCAATGTTTTATATATACGGATTCTTCGACATGTTTATCAGTAGAACCAAGTTAGGACGTAAAATCTGTGCATAATGGGAAAGATACTAAATTTTAAGATACTTGGAATAGCTCTGAAGTCGCTGAGTGACGCATGCTTTAAGGCTGATGAGCAACAGCGAAATGGTGAGAAAATCACCGCATGCGGAATGAGTGATGATGACCTGGATAGATTGTGCGACATCATTCCCGATATGCTCAACCCGATGATGAGCACCGAAGAAGTTAAGGATAAGCTGCACGTTTCCGATGCTACCCTTAACAGAATGGTGGCTAGGGGCGATTTGCCCAATGGCGAGTGCAAGAAGCGTGGGCATACGAGATATTGGAAGAAGTGGGATATACTACACTTCATTAAGAGTAAGAGAAAATCATAACGTATAAGCCCTATCGCAGTACGGATAAGCGAACATATATGAGTATGGATTATATGTTTTGTACTTTGATTATAGTAGCGATGCTAGTAAGCATTAACAGCACGTTCATTGCATACCTATACTATTCTTACGAGTATAAGAAGGTCGATAAGTACTTCTTGACTTGGGTAACGATGTCAACTATGATGTTGATAATGTGGTTCGGGGAAGGATTGTATCTGTATCTAACAAATTAATGATGAAAAATTTGGTGGTTTCGGAATTATTGTCTATCTTTGCAATGCTTTTTGAGCATCGCATATTTGAGCATCGCATTTCCGAGCAGAAATGTGATATTTCCCCTATACTATTGGCGTAGTATAGGGGATTTTTGTTTTAATTCCAAATTTCGATGCTTTTTAAAATACAATATTTCGAGGAAATTATATACAATTATATACAATATTTCTTCAAAAATATATATATGCGTTTATATGAGTGCATAAAGTTTTGCACTTTTTCGCAATAACTATTTGATGATTAAATATTTTGTTGTATATTTGCAGCGTTATTATTTAATCATTAAATAGTTATAGTATGGCAGATAGAATTAAAGATATTGTTGTAGGCGTAGTTCTTGCACTCCTCGCCTATCTTAAACCGATTGAGGGCGAGTTGTCTTCGCTTATGATCGTCTTCACCCTCAACTTTATTTTCGGTTATCTTAGTGGCATGATTGCAAAAGGAGAGAATTTCGAGTTGAAGAAAGCAGTTGTGTGCATCGGTCACGCTACCGTGTTCTTCGTCCTTTGTGCAGCAGTATATGCAATCGGGCGATTCAAAGGACAAATGGAAGGTTCCGTTCAATGTGTTTCCTTTATCTCGTATCTAGTATTGTGGTTCTATGGATGCAATATTCTGAAGAACTTGAAACAGATATTCAAGAAGGGTACGCCTCCTTGGTATGTTGTTAGCTTTATGTACTACCTCATGCGCTTTAAGTTTATCGAGAAGATTCCATATTTGTCAGACTATCTAAATTACACGGAAAAGGAGGAAAAGATATGATGTTAGCGATTATTATGGTGGCAGCTATTATAGTAAGCATTATTGTATTTGGTTGCATTATTCAAGGAAATGATTATAGCGAGGAGGAGAAGTAAACATGGCTGATTCTAGTAAACTCGTTCCGTTTATCCTCAGTTGGGAAACGGACAAATATACAAATAACAAGCATGACAGGGGTGGTGCTACAAAATACGGCATTACCCTTGCTACCTGGAGGAGAGTCGGGTACGACAAGAATGGCGATGGTGTCCTTAACGAAGAAGACGTGAAACGCCTTACTGAGGAAGACTTTCATCGAGTTTTTAAGCAGAACTATTGGAACGCTTGCAAGGCAGATAGAATACAGGATCAGAGCGTAGCCAATATGCTGGTAGACTTTGCTTATAACAGCGGAGTTAGTAAAGCTGTAAAACATCTACAACTTGTATTAGGTATAACAGCAGATGGTATTATCGGTAATAAGACGCTGTATGCCATTAATAAATCAAATGGAAAAAGACTATTCGAAGCCTTCAAGAAAGATAGAAAAGCTTATCTAAAGAGAATCGCAGTCGGTGACCAGAAAGGTTTTCTTAAAGGATGGCTTCGCAGACTTAGCTACATTACGTATGGTAATCTAAAATTGAATAAATGATGAAATGGTATGATATAAGATATTGGAAATGGGCAACCATCACCCTAGTGGTAGGTCTTGCGCTTGTTTCTGTCTTAGGGTGCAGCACTCCTAGAGCAGTAACTACACAAACCTTCATCACAGACAAGCAGAGTGAAAAGAAGTTCGATTCTCTCTTCACTACCCGATTGTCTTATGCCTTCGAGCAATGGCAACATATCCAAAAGCGAGAAACAGAAAAGGCTACAAAAGATAGCAGCTATGTAAAAGATAGCACTGCAACCAGATATGATGCGCAAGGGAATAAGATTGGTGAAGATCGTTTTCATTACGAGAGTCACTATTTATTTGAAAAGGAACGAAGAATGCTCCTCGATACTATCAGTATATATAAAGCATACAAAGATAGCTTTATATATTACAGAGAAAGATGTGACTCCTTATCAAAGATTGGTACCTCTCAGTTCTATAAGATTAACGCTCCTTCTATAAAAGAGAAATCTCTGTCAAGTATGCAGAAGATATTCTTAAAAACGGGGCAGATGTTTTGGTTCTGCTTTATACTCATAGTTATGTACTTATTATATATATCAAGGAAGAAAAAGAAATGTTCTTAGAAAAGTTGTTTAATTAAGGTTTTAAGATTTATTTTTGGATAACTAGGGCGACTACTCGTGATGAGCGGTCGCCCTTTTTGTTTGCAAAGTAAATTCTTCCGTTATAAGAGGATAAAAAATGAGCCTACCTACTATCACTATAAACCGCTGATTTAGAGCCACTAACGAAAACTATGATAGCCTTATAGCTTATTTTAAAACAATTTTCTAACTTTGCACACGTAACGTTACAAATAGTGTTAGTTAAATATTAAGGTTAAATTAAAAATTCGGGATATGGAAAGTAAAACTTACGTGTTCAATCCAGAGAGCGGCACAAGCGGCACAGGCTCTAATGGAATCTTGGCTATGCTTCCTGCACTCATGCAGAGACAGGGTGTTGACCCAGGTCTTATTGCACTCTTGAACAACCGTGGAAACGGAAATGGTTGGGGTGAAGACATCTTTGCTATCCTTTTGTTGTTCATCCTTATGGGCAATAATGGTATGGGACTCTTTGGAGGTAATCGCTGCATGGGTTCTAACGGACAGGGCGGTGTTATGCCAATGCTTAACAATGATGCCAATACTGCCGTTATCATGCAGGCAGTTCAGCGCAACGGCTTTGATGTTCAGAGCTTGGCTACAGCCCTCAACACATCAAGTGACGCAGTCATGGCTGCAATCAATGGCTTAGGTCATCAGATTTGTAACCTCGGCAATCAGATGGGCATGAATGCTAATCAGATTTTGACTGCTATCATGCAGGGTAATAATGCCATCGCTACTCAGTTGGCAGAATGCTGCTGTAAGACCAACAACGCCATAACTGCTATGGATGGCAACCTCAAGTTGTCTATCTGTCAGCAGACCCACGCCATCAATGATACGGCAAATGCCAATGCTTTGATGCTCCGTGACAAGGCAGATGCTAACAATCAGTCTGTCTTGGCTAAGTTGGATCAGATGCAGACACAGGCAATGCAGGATAAGCTCGATGCTTTGAGAGAGAAGAATAGTGCTCTGCTTGCTCAGATTTCAAACGAGCATCAGACACAGGCTTTGCAGTCTTATCAGGCGCAGGTCATCACACCAGTAAATGCAGCTTTGGCTGCACTGCAGGCAGAGGTGGCTGGTATCAAGTGCAAGTTGCCTAATACCATCAGTGTTCAGTACCCTCAGTACGGAGTATTCAACAAGGACGTTTATACTGCTGCCGCCATGGGAGCTTATGCAGGTGATGTAGCGGCTTCTCGTTCAACTGTAGGATGCGGTTGTTAGGAAAGGAGGTAACTATGTTCCCTTTATATCCATTCAATCCATTTATTCCAATCGGTCAGAGAAACCAAATCAAACGTATTGATGTAGGCGGTATCTATGAACTGAAGACAAATGCTCAACAGGTCACAGATGCTAGTGTAGATTATGGTATCAATCCTTGCTACTACAATGCTTTGCCTTGCGAGTGCATTGTACTCTTGAAGATACATCAAGGAGTTGCCGCAGCAAGTGCAGCACTTCCTGTCACAATCGTAACTCCAAATAGTGGGTCGACCACTATTAACGGAACCGCCAACACTAGCGGAACTACTTCCGGCACAACAAAGGTGCCAGTTGTTGATCATGTAGGTAAGGCAGTGACGGGAGCTAGCGTTTCTGAAACTACGGAGGCTTTGGCATACATCAATAAGAAGAGCGGTATTATCCGACTGCTTGGGTTTCAGCAGCCTACAGGCGGCTAACAGAGTATTAACTATGGGACAGACTGAAAAGTCTGCCCCTTTAAAAGAGAAAGAAAATGTTTCAAGGACTAAGACAGTCTTCTCTCTTCTACATCTTAGACAAGGGAGGAGAAAAGCCGACTCTAAGAATCGGTCAAGTAATATCGGTCAGCAATCCTCAGCAGAAATATCCTAGCTACGTGCCAGGACAGACTCCGACATTGGAGACGACCGTTGATGTTAAGGTACAAGTAGAGGACCAGCAGGTCAATTTCGAAAAGCTGCCATCTACGGCACAGATAGTGAACTTCGGCAATGAAGGTGTTGTTGTCAGTGACAGCAGAGAAGCTATGTGCGCAGAGATTGATGCTATGTTGCGACATTCAAAGGGAGTCGTGGAAAGTGTAGATTACCACAATGGAGTTATAAGCTCCTGCGAGGAAATGCTCACTAGAATCAACCCACAGATTGCTAAGGAAAAGCAGCAGGAAAAAGACATCAATAACCTCAAATCAGAGGTCAGCGGCATGAAGGGAACGCTATCCAATATTGAATCCATGCTGTCTAAGGCTTTGAGCGGTAACAATTTTAAAAAGTAATTGCTATGGGATATATGGTAGAAATTACGGAAAACAAGTTCGATGAGCTTGTTGACAACTGCGAAGAAATGGTTCGAGCAGGTGGCAAGGTTATGAAGTGCTTGGATAGTTTGAAGCGCGAGCGTATGGGTAATCGTATGCCAATGCCAGACTATCGTGACAAGTGGGATGATGATGATTGGCGCGACGAAGACCGCTATGGAGAGCGACGCTACTTTGGTCGCCGTGGCGGTGGACGCTACTAATGTTTAATTCGGTGGTGGGGATTTTTCCCTGCCACCCTTAAAAGAAAGAACTATGGTAAAATGTAGAATGCCTTTGGATGCTTACGATATGAAGCCAGAAGGAATGATAGCATATCTGAGATATAATGGCTGGCACTTCAACAAGAAGGCTTGCGAATGGGCAGTCAGTCAGATGAGAAAATACAACCCTGTCTCCAAAAAGGATGAGGAGGTTGAATACATGGATAAGGATAAGGTTGAATCCATCCTTACCAAGCAGGGAGTAACGCTTGAAAATAATGTAGGCTATGATCATGTCTATGTGGCAAACATGGTTAAGGCTGATTTCTATAAGTCTTCCATCGAGGACGAAGCTCACATGGCTTTGTTCGTGAAAGATATGGTTGATGATACCGATCAGAAGGATGGTTTCATCTTTAACAGATTCTATGCCGATTGCAACCATAATGGCATCGGCATTCCATGGGATGATATTTTATGATAAGTCAAGAGATATATCTAGAAAAGTACGATTGGAAAGTTCTTGTGTTTTACGGTTTGGAATCATCAGATACCGATGAGGTATGCAACTCCCTTGTGCAGATAGGCTGCACAGAAAAGGCAGTCGAAAGCGCAAGGGAGCATTGCTTACGAGGAATGCCGAACACAGGTCTAACCTACTCCAATCTTGCAGGTAGAAAGAGTGTGGTTGCTATTAGCAGGACCACATCAGAATATGAGTTCGTGAATACTGCCACACACGAAATGTTTCATGTTGTCACTCATATCTGCGAATCACTAGGTATTGACTTGAAAGACGAAGAGCCTTGCTATATGATGGGATGGCTCTGCCAGGCAGTTAGTAGGATATTCATTTAAAATTTAGAAAT